CTAGTTCCCTTGACCGGTGCCACTTTTCAAAAGTGTCACAAGGGACGCCAGTGTGACACTTTCGGCCGCCCTTTGTTCGGCCGCCTCGAGCTTCTTCGCCCCGACCGCGCGCGCCTGGTCGAACCGGCGCACGCTGACGACATTGACGGGGTTGTAGGTCCGCCGCAGCCGCTTGTTGGTGTCGACCGTGTTGGCCATCTTGTTGGACTGATCCTCGACGGAACCGCCGCCGGCATCGCCCTCGACGGCGCCCGATCGGCGCATGTCCGCCAGCTGGCGCTTCTCGCTCTTGCCAAATGCGAGCTCGCGGATCTCGCGGAAGTCCTGCTGCAGGGCGCTCTCCGAATAGGGCCGCGGCACGATGTGACGGCCGCCGCCATGATCGCCGCCCCACTGGCCGGTCTCGCCTGACCGGCTGATCGGTTTGCCGCCACGGGTCCAGAACAGCGGTACGTTGTCCATCAGCTCGACGTCGCCGAACTGCTTCTTGAGATAGGCGATTAGGATCGCGAGCGACCATTGCGTGAGCGTCGCAGCTGCCGCGCGACCTGTCTTGGTGCGGTCGAGATCGAAGTGCACGCCGCCGTCGTCGCGGCGCGCCTGGCCGAGCGTCAGCGAGCGGTTGTCGACCGGCGACAGCTGACTGTCCCAGGCGACTGCGATCAGTGCAGCTAGGCCGTAGAACTCGTTGCGCCATGCGACCTGCACCAGGCGCAGCACCTCACGGCGCAGCCACTTTTCCTCGCGCGGATCTGGCGGCGTGTTGGCGAAGCCCTTCGAGGGGTCGCCATCGAGGCTGCAATATTTCATCGCCGCCATCTTCTTCCACAGCGCGCGCCAGACCTTGATCGTCATGTGGCGCTCGGTGATGGAGACCTTGGCTTCGATCTCCGGCACCAGGCCCTTGGCTTCACCTGTGATCGGGTCGAGCCGCAGGAAATGCTCGGGTTCGATCGTGCGCGGGTCGCAGTCGGCGAACTTCGGCTCAAGCCACTTCCAGGCGCGCGGCCAGCCGTCGCGCTTCTCCTGGCGCTTGGTCCAGACGACGCCGGCCTTGACGCGGGTGGCCTTGCGGAGCGCCATCGCGCGCTGGTAGCCGTCGCCAACGCTGCCTTCCGGATACTGCTTCAGCGTCGTTCTGGCGGGCGCTGAGGCGTGCCCGGACCGGACCTTGTCCCATGCGCGGTTCAGTTCGATTGCGCGCTGCTGGTCGCCGATGCTGGCCTTGGGCTTGCCCTTGGCGTCGAGCCCCGGTCCGCCAGGGCCGAGGGTGACGAGGCCGAAACCAAGCTCGCGCATGATCCTGGTCGGGCGCCAGCGCCAGCGGCCATTGAGGAAGATCAAATAGCGGATTTTATCCTTGCCCACCTGACCCCCGCGGGACGCGATATACAGGGCCGGGCGGGTTGCTCTAGTGGACACCCAGCTTCTCCCGAGCGTCGCGGAGCTTCGGCTTGCCTGTCAAGGGCTCAGGACTGGCGGGCCGCCGGCTGTCCCCGTTCTCAATGAGCACGGTCCCGTCGGACAGGATGGCCTTAACCTGCAATCCGCAGGCGAGTGCCGCCTTGACGGCCCTCGCGATCGCGCGCTGGGTGTAGGGGTTCTGTTTCGGGGTGATTGGACCCGTCATGATACCGGCACCTTCTCAAACGGCGACCGATCGAGTAGCTCGCGGACACTGTCGGCCAGAAAGACGATCCGCTGCACCCGGTCGGCGTCCGACGGTGTCGGGTCGAGATATTCGCGGCAGCCCGCGGCGAGCAGCAGCAGCTCGTCGCCGTAACGAAATGGCGGGCAGGCGTAGTGCGCGACGTCAGCCAGCAGGCTTGCGACCGCCAGCTGCCGGGCGGCTTCGCCTTTGGCGTCGCGCATCCTGGTCACGAAGTCGTGGCACGCGTCGCTGAGGCTCATGGCGCCGCCGACAGTTGGGTGATGCGGACCTGCACGCTATGAGCGTCGCGCTCGATGCCGAATTCCCGGGTGACGATCTCGCCGATCTCGCGGAATACCTTGCCTTGGGCGCGCAGGGACTCGATGCGCGCATCATGCTCGGGGCTATAGGGGTGAACCGTCTTGCCGTCTCGAACGTAGGGGCGTGCAGCCCGGCCCGGGCGGCGCGTGATCAGGCCATGCCGCAGCATGTACCAATTGACCGTGGCGGGGTGCCGGTTGAGCTTCGCTGCGATCCTGCCTGGCGTCGGCTTCGCCATCGTCTGCGCGAGGCGCTCGATCTCCAGCTTCTCGTCGGCCGTCATTTTGCCGCGCTTGCGGGAGGCATATTTCATGTCGCGGCTCAAGGCCATCACGTGTCCTCCGACGTCGAGGCGGCGATGACGCGCTCGCCGACGATCTCGGCGCGGCCGCTCTCGACCAGGCGCGCGATCACGTGGTCGGAGAAGCCGAGCGTGCCGAACCGCCAGCCGCGCGGGCGGCGTTCGATCGGGCCGAACCGAAGCATCCGTAGCGCCATGGCCTCTCCGGAAGGGCGTCGATGCCAGGTCATGATGTGCTTCCCCGCTGCGCGATCGCGACGAGGACGACGGCGCGCATGGCGACCAGGTCGCCGCGCTGGGCGTAGAGTTGGGTCGCCACGATCAGGGGATTGATGCCGAGCTCGTGCCAGAAGGCCTGCTCGCTGCGGTTATGCTGGGCGGTGCGCGACAGACGATGGCAGTCGGCACACAAACTTAGGGCCCACCGGTCTTCCGGCTTCTTGCCGAGCCCCGATGCCTTGCCGAAGGCTGCCGACGCGAGACGCACGTGGGCTGCTTCGCTCGGCTCCATCCCGCAGGACAGGCACGGCAGGGTGCGGATGGCGGCCAAGTACGATGGCTCGCTCCCGCTGCCCTGCTCAAGACGCTTCGCCCGGGGCTGGACGAGATCGAAGCGCTTGAGCAGGGTGCCCGCGGGCACGGGAGCGAAACATCTTTGCGGGCGCGGATTTGTCATGCGGGCTTGCTCGCCTCGGTGCGAAGCGCGGCGCGCGCTGCAAGGCCGGGAAAGGCTGTGTCGAGCTCGACCATCAGATCTCGCGAGCGCTCCTCGGCGAGTTTGAGGCCCGCGGCCTTGCACATCGTCCGCAGCACCGAGATGCCGAGATAGGCGGAGTAGATCGCATTGGCCTGCTCTGGATCGACGATCGCGTGTAAGCGCTCGACCTCGCCGAGAAGATCCAGCCCATTGCGATGGCTGAGCTGACCGCCTTCGTCGACGTGGGCGCGCATCGATTCGAGGTATGAGCGTGCGAACGGCTTGCTCATGTCCGCGACATCTCCGCGGCGATCAGCTGCTCTTCGGCTTCCTGCTGCGCATCGCCGACCAGCGCCATGACGTCATAGGATGGATAGCCGCGATGCATTAGCAGGCGGATGGCGTCGGTCTCGCAGCGAAAAGTATCGGTCTCGATCAGGTCGTTTGCCATGCGTCGCACGACGTCGGCGCGGCGCTTCTCCTGGTCCATCAGCGGGCCGTCGAGGAACTTGAACAGCGAGATCGGCTTCGTCATCGGAAAGTCCTTCAAGGGGTGAAGCTGGACGCAGGACGCCTACGCGAACGCATTCCGCCCCGGGAACGGCAGCGGCTGTTTGAATCCCCGGTATTGCAGCCGCTTTTCGGCGGCGAGCCGCTCGACGCAGGCGAGCGCGGCGACCTTGTCGGTGCTCCAACCAGTGCGATCGACGAAGCGCGGCCAGAGGCCTTTCTGCTGCGCGAAGGCCGAGGTCATCGTCGCGACGATGAATCCGAACGGCGCGGCGCAAGGCTCGATCGAGAGCATCACCTTCGGGCACCACACCGATCGGGCGACATCGCCATTGTCCGAAACGAGAAGCGCGCGCTCGGTCTCGTCGTGCTTCACCAGGGCGAGGCAGGTGAGACCGAGATTGGCCGGGCGAAGCCGGCGCCGGCCGAACGACGACGGCGCGCGGGACGGGAAGCGGATGACGTTGGTGGTGATGCCTGGGTTACGCATGAACTAGGTTCCCTGGTTGAGAGTAGACGTGGGCGAAGGTGCGCAGCAGCGCTTCGATCGCGTGCTCGCCGGGCGTGATGATCGCGTCGTAGGCGTCCGCGAGCCCTTTGCTTGGCCGGCCGAGCGCCTCTTCCTCGCCTCGTTCCATGGCGCGAAGCTCGGACACCATCAGCACGACCGACCACCACTTCTTGCCGGCGAGCTCGGCGCGCTCGCTGTCGGACATGGCCTCGTGGATGCCGCGTACGGTATCCAGCGTGATGTCGATGCGCCGCTCGGGGCTGCTGAATGGTGACGAGGGCGAGGCATCGAAGGCCATGGCGAGCTGCGTCATCAGCTGTCACCATCGGTGCGTTCACCGCGAGGGCCGGGCGCCCATGGCGTGATCTGCGGCCAATAGACCTGCGCGGGATATTCGGCCCAATCGATTGGACCGCGCGGCGGGCCGATCTGTTTCGCCGCGTCGGCGCATTCATTGATGACGCGCTGCAGGACCTGTGGGGTTAGCTGCCAGTCGTATTCACGGCCGGCTTCGTCGACCAGCACGAACCTCGGCGAGCGATAGCCTGGTGCCTGCCAGCACGTCTTGAGGGTGAGTTGGGGGCGGGGCTGCGTCATGCGCGAGCTCCCTTGCGGCGTTGTGTGCGCTCACGCCGCTGAGCGGCCTGGTATTCGCGCTCGATGATCAGATCGCGGGTTTGCTGGGCGACGCCGCGAAAACGCCAGAGTGCCTCGGCGCGATCGCGGAGATCGGGATGGCGGTCATAAGCAAGATGCCAGTCGTTGGCATCGAAGATCCGCACGCCCTGGAGGCGGCGGCACAACTCCATCCGAATGCCGTCGATCTTCCGGTCGATGATCCGGATCGCTTCGAGCTGGCCGGCGAGGAGGGCGGAAGGCATTGGACGGCTCCCGTGTTTGGACGGGAGATATCGTTACGCAAAACGCATAATCGTGTCAATGCATTTTGCATAATTTGCATTCGCGCTTAGAGAGACCGCCTGCGGGTGGCGCGGTCAAGGATGCCAGGAAATCGCGGCTATCGCCTCAGCGCGGCACGAGGTTTTTGACTCTGGCGGCCCACTCGATGGCGACGTCCAGGATCGGCGGCTCGGTCTGGGATAGCAGGTGAAACAGGCCTCTAGCCTTGGATTTCTGAATCTTCTTGATCAGAATCCGGCCGTCATCGAGCCCGACGACGCAGAGCTTGTTGATCAGATCAGGTGTGACGGGGCGGCGGACATCATCGTAAAAGACCAGCCATCGGTCGAAGAATGTACCGAGGCTCTCGCCCCGGATCTCAACCGCGACCGTTGACGCTGTCGAGCCGGTCGGGGCTGAAACTTCGTCGATCGGCGCGTCGTGCGGAAAGAAGTGGGTTGCGGCGCCGGCACCGACGTATCCGACCAGCGGAACCTGGCGCTCGGAAGCAGCGGCCGGAGCAGCCTTGCCGCCGCGCGCGCCCTTGCCCGTCAGGAGCCATTCCAGGGAGACGCCGAATTTGCGGGCGTAGAGCTCGGCATTGGCCTTTTTGAAGCCCCGCGAGCCGTTTTCGTGGCCGAGATAGGTGGGCTGCTTGACCCCGAGCGCCTCCGCTGCCGCGGCGGCGGTGGGGTAGCCCGCATCTTTGCGGGCGGCGGCCAGTCGCTGGTGCATTTCTTTCATTCATGCAATTTGCATAGGAAAATTATGCAAGAGGCATTGACCGTGATTATGCAAAAGGCATAGTCGGATCCATGGACGCGCAACTGATTCGCAAAGCCCGAGAACTCACCGGCGAAAGCCAGGCGGTGTTTGGCGCGCGCTTTGGCGTCGACCAGAGCACCGTGCACCGCTGGGAGATCGGCGGACCGCCCAGCCGGGGCGCTGCGAAGATCATGGTGACCCGTGAGGTCGAGGCGATCCTGGCTGCGCACGCCTCCGACGACGGAGCGTCGTCATGATCGCAACCAACGCCATAGCCGTTGCCACCACCATCCCGGTCGCGCCGCTGCGCGGTATTCTTTCAGGGCTTCGCCAACTGTATCGCGGGGCATTTCGCTCTGTGTTGTCTGCATTTTCAGTATCCATTGTGGAGTTTGCGTCATGGCCGAATCAAGCGCCCGCAGGTTGCTGCCGTCGAGTGAGAACATCCGAACACCTGTTCGCGCTCGCGCCGATCGGCGGCCTCTTGGAACACTTGTTCCAAGTGTTCGCGCCGCGCCGATTTGCTTCGGCAAATCCAAAATCGGCATCGTTGCCCATGCGCTCTGGCCGGTCGACACCACGGCCCATCTCGCCAAGGCCCTCGGCTGCACCAAGCGGCACGCCGCTCTGCTCATCGACGGCAAGCGCAAGCTCAATGCGGTCGCGGCATGGGCGATGCTCGGCGAGCTCGTCAATTAACAACCAGGAGGACTGCCATGCTCGGAACGACGCAGCGCGACAAGATCACCGGCTTCCAGGGAGTGGTCGCCGGCCACTGCCAGTATATCTCGGGGTGCAACCAGGCCTTGCTGGTGCCGAAGGTCGACGACAAGGGCGACTTCAAGGAGAGCCACTGGTTCGATGTGCAGCGTCTGGAACAGGTCGGGACCGAGGTGATCAAGCTCGACAACGGCGCGACGCCGGGCTTCGACAAGGCGGCGCCGAAGCGCTGATCAATACCAACAGCCTCCGGCGCGGACCCGCGGTTGCAACCGTGGCGTCGGAGGATGCAGCGGCTGGGTGGTCTGCCCGGCCGTTGCACCAATCCCAAGCGAAAGCAACCAGAGGCGAGCCCGGTATGGCTGGCGCTGACGGCGCCGTAAGACAGAACAACCGCCGGGAAGGGTTGCGAGTAGGCGAACCGACGCGGATCGGGAGGCTGAGTTGGCCGGCTTTAGGGCGAACCTCAAACGTCAGCGAACTGGGCGTGACAGCGGGAGAGACTGCACTGGTTTCACAGACATCGTCGCACGAAAAGCGGAGGCCAGACGCGAGCGGCGTGTCAGCTGGCACAGATCCGGAAACGTCAACTTCGCCGGGCTGTAAAATGGGCGGCGTAGCCCGCAATCGCGACGTGACGGCCGGGAGAGACCGGCAACCGAGCTTTGGCAGTGCCAATTCTTTTTCTGCCATCGGAAGCGCGAGAGGCACTAGCGCCATGCTCCATCCCGGGGCCGTAGATGGGTCGACCGCAGCCTTGCAGGCCGGGACAGCGGTGACAGCCGGAGAGACGGCAACCAATTCCAGTTCGGGCGGCGGCCTTGGCATCCAACAGCCCGGGTCAATGACACGGGGTACCAGAGCAAAGGTTCAAACTCCGTCGGGAAGGGCGCGTGACCGCGCTATGTGCCCCGCCGTCGCCCGATCCGTTCGGAGGGCTGCCTGATGCCGCTCATGACCATCGGCAAATGTTTCAGGGGTCGCAAGGATTGCGAAGCCTTTGACGTGGTCGAGGCGACCCCGCCGGACCTGACCGAAAAACAGTGGCAGACGCTCGACTTCAAGCCCGACAGTTTCGTCTGCTGCGGGTGCATCAAGCCTGAGGCACGGAAGCCGGCGCAGGATGCATATCGTGTGTGCTTCAAGAATGCGGTCGTCGACGAGATGTCGGATAACGACGAACAGGACCTGGTGCACCTGATCAAGGTCGCGACAACGGCACTCGCGGTCATCGCAACGCGCCGCGTAGCTCGGGGCCATATCGACGTGCCGCAGACCTTCGAGGGCGGCATGATGACGGTCAATACAAAACAAGGTTTGGAGAAATAGTTCGGCGCTTCGGCAGCCCAATAAACAATAAGAGCGGCACCAACCGCACGCCTGTTTTGTAGCGTTACCGCGTAACCCCGACATTCGAGAAACCGCGCGCGTTCGGTCATTTCCGGACGTGAGCCTTTGCGACCCTTTTTCTGAAGCTGAGAGGAGCTTCGTCCGATGATCGCAGCAAAGATCCTGACTGCCATCGCCCTGGTCTTCATCGCGCTCGGTCTCGTGTGCGCGGTGATGGTGTCGCGTCCGCGCGAGCCACGGGTCGGCCGGCGCCTGCACGGGTCGGCCGACCCCTACCGGTATCCGTTCGGCGACATGCCGGGCTTCTCGCGCGAGCAGTGCGAGGCGATCGCGCGGCGCCCGGTCGAGCTCCACCACGAACCCGACGGCGAGTTGCTCCGCCGCTCGGCCGCGGGCAGCGGTGCGGTGTCCTCTCGGCCGCTGCCGCTGCCCGCGAACGACGTCAAGCGTACCCAGCGACAGGTCGCACAGGAGTTCTCCAGGCAGCTGTTCAACGCGCCGGCTCCGAAGCCGCCGTTCGGGAGGGGCCGCCGTGCATTCTAGGTTCTCTCCCGCCGAGCACGCCAACTTCATCGCCGGCAAGGTGGTGAGCTACGCCGAGTCCTTTCTCAACGAGCGAGCCGATCGCGCGCTGCTCGGCCGCAATGCGCAGTCCGTGATGATCGAGCTCGTGGCCTGCGCCGACGATCCGGCGGCCAAGGCGATCCTCGATCCGGCGCGCCTGCTCACCATCGCCATGATCGGCGCCGCCGGCGCCGACGACTGGGCCCGTCGCATGCGCTGGTGCGAGGTCATGACCGCGCTGGTTGCCATGGTGCGCCAGGAGAGCAACGAGCTGCGCAAATCCGGAGTGCAGCGCTCATGATCCGGCCGCTGTCCCAAGTCCTGACCGACCTGATCGCGATCGCCGAGCACCTGGTGACGCGCGACCGCTTCGCGGTGCCGATGGCGACCAGCCGCTTCAACGAGCTCGCCGCCGAGGTTCGCGCCGCCGACCAGCGGCCGGCGGAAGGCAAGCGCGCCACCTATGCAGCCATGGTGATGGTCAACGCGATCGAGGCCTACCACGCGACCGGAGGCGATGCTGGCTCGCCCTGGCAGATGCTGATCGGCACCGCGCTGCCGCTGCTGCGCACCGATGCATGGCTGGCGTTCAACCAGGAGAAGGCGGCGCAGCAGGAGACACGGCGATGAGTGAGCGCAAGGGCGACTGGATTCAGACCTACACCGGCCGCAGGTTCTGGCCGCTCGATCCCCGGCCGGAGGATGTCGCGATCGAGGACATCGCACACGCGCTGTCGCTGATCTGCCGGTTCGGCGGGCACTGCCTGCGGTTCTATTCCGTCGGGCAACACTCGATCTACGTCTCGCAGCATTGCGATCCAGCCGACGCGCTCGCCGGTCTGCTGCATGATGGCAGCGAGACGTACCTGCTCGACATGCTGCGGCCGGTGAAACGCGACATGCCGGACTATCGCGCCGCCGAGGCGCGTTGCCAGTGGGCGGTCTATGAGGCGTTCGGGCTGCCGCCGGAAACACCGGCATCGGTGAAGCGCGCGGATCGCTCGATGCTGCTGACCGAACGGCAGCAGATCATGGCGCCGACCGACGAGGTCTGGGACGTCGACGGATATAGCCCGATCAACGTGCGGATCGCGCACTGCTCGCCGCGCGCAGTCGAGCAGCTGTTCCTCGATCGCTTTGAGCTGCTTGGAGGCGTCGACTTCCTGCGGCAGGCGAGGGCGCACTGATGGCCGACCGTTCAGCAATCGAATGGACCGATGCCAGCTGGAATCCGATCCGGGCTCGCAACAAGGCCACCGGCAAGGTCGGCTGGCATTGCGAGCACGCCACCACCGGCTGCGAGTTCTGCTACTCGGAGGGCTTTAACAAGCGCCTCGGCACCGGCCTGCCGTTCAAGCCGGGGCACCGCAAGGACATCGAGATCTTCCTCGACGAGCAGATGCTGACGCAGCCGCTGCGCTGGAAGCGGCCGCGCAAGATCTTCGTCTGCTCGATGACGGACGCCTTCGCCGAGTTCGTCACCGACGAGATGCTCGACAAGATGTTCGCCGTCATGGCGCTGGCTCCGCAGCACACATTCCAGGTGCTGACGAAGCGCGCGAAGCGGATGCGGGAATACCTGACGAACGCAAGGCAGGAGGCTACCAGGCGCATCGGCATCCGCTCACCGGGCTTCACCGTGGTGCAGCGTGTGCAGGGAAAAGTCGCCGATTACGTGCGGCGCGGCATGAAGTTCGACATGTCGTTCGGCTTCGGTCCGGTCTATCCGGAGGACTGGGATCGCGCGAAGCCGTATCTGCGGCCTTTCCCGCTCGACAACGTCTGGCTCGGCGTCTCGACCGAGCGGCAGCAGGAAGCCGACGAGCGGATTCCGGAGCTGCTCGCCACGCCGGCAGCGGTCCGGTTCATCTCGGCCGAGCCGCTGCTCGGGCCGATCGAGCTCGGCGAGCATCTGCATGCTTACGCATGTCACGACTGCTTCAATGGCCGGACTCGCACGACAGGGCACTTCTTCGACGGGAAGTGCCCGGCGTGCGGCGGTACCGGCGCGGAAAAACAACGTTTGGACTGGGTCATCGTCGGCGGGGAGTCTGGCCCCGCTGCCCGCCCGATGCACCCGGACTGGGCACGTTCGCTGCGCGACCAATGCGCTGCGGCGAACGTGCCGTTCTTCTTCAAGCAGTGGGGCGAATGGGCCCCCGGCGAATGCGCCTCGGGACGGCCGACGAAAAGCGAGCGGATAGCGAACTATTTCGACGAGACCTGGGATAACCCCGGCTGGAGCTTTGGGAGCGTCACGCCTCGCGAGAGCGAGGAGATGCATGTCGAGGATGAGCCTAACGTTTACAGGCTCGGCAAGAAAGCCGCCGGCCGGTTGCTCGATGGCGTCGAGCACAATGGCTTCCCGACCAGGGAGGCACTGCCATGAAGCACCTCCGCTGCATCGGCGGCCCGCGCCACGGCTCGGTGATCGAGCTGGCCGAGCATACGGACGCGGTCCTGCTGATCGACCCTCGCAAGCCGGAAACGCCTCGCACCCGCTATACGGCGCGCGCCGTGAACACGGCCGATGGACCCGTGCACTTTCTCGCGCCGTCAGAGGCTACCGATATTGAGGCGTTCCGCGTCGCGCTGGGACCGATCGAGCATTTCAACGGCTCGTGGATCTCGATCGAGGAAGAGCGGCAGCTACGTGACCGGATTGAAGTGCTCGAAGCTGAGTTGCGCCAGAAAGAGGAGATCATCTGCAATGGCGTTTGAACGCATCACGATTGTGCAAGGGAAGGCGAAGGCCTCCGCCGGCGTCACGATCACCCAGACCGGCAAGACGGTCATCGCAGTCCGCAAGGATCTCGTAGCCCAGGCCGGCTTCAAGGCCGGCGCGTCTTACAATGTTCTGCTCGGTACCGACGATGATCACGGCAAGGTCCGGATCATGCTGGACAAGGCCGGAGTGCCATGCGCCCGCGAGCTGAAGCGCACCGGCGCATTCTTTTTCAATCTCGGCCCCGTGCCGGCGATTGGCACGACGCCGACCCACCAGCGTCCGACCGAGGCGCGTCTGGTCGAGGGCGGCATTGAGGTCGACATTCCTCCGGATAATGGGCCGAAGCTGCTGCCGGCACCGAAAAAGACTGCTGCTGCCGAGCAGGCGCCCGCGGCCAAGAAAGCGTCCGACAACGAGATCTTCCTCAATGGCATCACCATTGATCAGAGCGACGGCGAGGAAAGCATCACGTTCGATGGCGAGACGGTCGCGGTCTCGCCGATCGAGGCGAAGCTGGTCAAGGTCCTGGCTCGCCCCCGTCCGCAGGTCGTCGCGGAGGCCTTCATCATCGGTGCCTTGTGGGACAAAGGACGGCCGCCGTCGGCTGCTGATCAGCTGCGCCGGCTGTGCACCGGCGGCCTCAAAACCAGCCTCGCAAAAATCGGGCTCAATCTGAACGTCGTCAAGGGCGTCGGCTATCAGCTGAAGGACGCGGCCTGACCCGATGACGCTGCTCGCCGCCTACGATCGCGCCCGCGTTGCGCTTGCCGAGGCCACCCGCGTCGACCAGGTGCTGGCCGTGCGCGACGAGCTCGAGCACGTCAAGCTCTACGCCAGGCAGATCCAGGACCGGGCCCTGCTGGCGGATGCGACCGTGATCCAGATGCGCTCCGAGCGCCGGCTCGGCGTCCTGCTCGAGGAGGGCCGCAAGGCCGGGCTGATTGCGGCGAGCGGCCAGCGCGGCAAGGCGAAGCGGACCGCGGACGATGGTGAGGCGACGGCGCCGGCGACGCTCGATGAAATCGGCGTGAAGAAGCGGCTGTCGGCGACGGCGGCGCGTGCGGCCGCGCTCGATGACGATGCCTTCGAGCAGCTCGAGGAAACCGCCCGCGAGAAAATCAGGAGCGGCGCGGCGATCCTGGTCGACCCGATCAATGCGGCCGCCAAGGAAGCCGAACTCGCCGGCCGGCGCCAGGCGCACGCCGAGCGCACCAAGGATGGCGGCTCGATCGCAGATCTCGGCAGGATGGTCGCGGAGGGCCGCAAATTCGGCTCGATCGGCTCCGATCCGCAGTGGAAATTCCTGACGCGCTCCGCCGCCGGCGAGGGCCGCAGCGCCAACATCCACTACAAGACCGAAGAGGTCGACAAGATCAAGGATCTCCCGGTGGGCGAGCTGCTTGCCGATGACGGCGCCTTCTACATGTGGATGGTCGACTGGTGCCCGCAGGATGCGCTGGATCTCTTGGCGCATTGGGGCCTGAAGCACGTCACCACGGCGTTCACCTGGGTGAAGACGAATCCGAACGTCGGTCTCGAGCCTCTTGATGACATCTTCGACAATTCCACCTGGCACATGGGCCAGGGCTACTGGACCCGCGCCAATCCCGAGCAGTGCTGGCTGGCCACCAAGGGCAACCCGAAGCGGCTGTTCGCCGACGTACGGCAACTGATCGTCGCCCCGGTGATGGAGCATTCCCGCAAGCCAGACGAATGGCTCGACCGGATCGAGCGGCTGACCGGTGGCGATTACCTCGAGCTGCAGGCGCGCCGCACGCGGCCGGGCTGGGTGTCCTGGGGAGACGAACTTAAATTCACGGGAGAAGCAGCATGAAGAAAGGCGTCATCGCGCGGCCATGGACCGACGCCGAACACCGGCGCATGCTCAAGATGAAGGCCGAGGGCCACAAATGGCCCGCGATCGGCGCCGCGCTCGGCCGCACCGAATACGCCGTCGCGGCGCGTTACCGCGAGCATGCCAGCGACGGCGGGATCTCGCGCAATGTTCGCAAGGCGCAGAGCGAAGCCTTCATCGCGCGGCAGGCGATCTATGATCTGCCACCCCGTTCCCTAACCGCTGAATTCTTCGGCGATCCGCTGCCTGGCCGCAGTGCGCTCGATCGGCGTAATGCGAAGCCAGAATCTCGTTCGATCTCTCTAGCGGAGCACGCATGATCTCCGTCATCGCGATCATCTGCAAGCTGGCCGCGCCTGCCGACTGTCACGGCGAGCTCGTCACCACATCGGATCTGGCCGAGGTTTCGCTGCAGTCCTGCCTGATGGGCGCGCCGCAGCTCGCCGAGTGGATGCAAGCTCGGCCGGGTTACCGCCTGCAGGGCTGGCGTTGTGTCGTCGGCGATCGCGGGAGAGCAGCATGACTGACCTGCCTAGCATCGCACTTTCCGTTCGCCAGCCCTGGGCCTGGGCGATCATCCACGCCGGCAAGAACATCGAGAACCGCGGTCACGTCGCGATCACCAAGGGCCAGATGTCGCGCCGGCGCATCGCGATCCATGCCTCGAAGGGCATGACGCGCGACGAGTACGTCCACGCCTATGACTTCATGCATTCGATCAACGTGCTGTGCCCGCCGGCTGGCGCACTGGTCCGCGGCGCGATCATCGGCAGCGTCGAGGTCGTCGATATCGTCACCCGCAGCAGCTCGCCCTGGTTCTTCGGCCCGCGCGGCCTGGTGCTGAAAGATCCTGCCTCGTGCGTTCCCGTGCCGGCATCCGGTGCGCTGGGCTATTTCGCGTGGAAGGAAGGCGGCGAGATCGAGCCGACGCTGAAGTGGATGCTGCCGAAGCCTGACGCGGCTGATCCGGTCGCGGAACAGGCTACGTCCGACCTCTTCGAGAAATTGAGCCGGCCATGACGCGCGCGCAGGACAGCCAGTTCGATCTGTTCGGCGAGCCAGCAGCACCGCCAACACCGGCGCCCGCGTCGGCCGTCGCATCTGCCGCGGTCGGTCATATGCACTGGCTGGCGATTGGCACCCGTCGCGCCAAGACGGCCTGCGGCATCCTGGTCGAGACTTATGACCGCAATCTGCGGCGTGGCTTCCTGGACGAAGGCCGCGAGTTCGTGCGCTGCACCCACGACTATTTCGACGGCTCGATCGACTGTGCGGCCTGCCTCGAGGTGATCCATTGATCCGACGCCGCCCCGCCAAACGTCGCGAGCTCGAGACGATCGCGATCGAGCACGAAGGCCAGCGCTACAAGATAGGCCTCGGCCGCTCGATGCTGTGCGACGGCAGCTGCGGCGGCGCGCCGCGGCTCGGCTCGATCGATGAGGTGTTCCTGAACGGCCAGAAGGCGAACTCGCAGCTCGACGTGCTGGCCTCCGACGGCGCCATCCTGATGTCCAAGCTGATCCAGTACGGCTGCCCGCCGGCGGACATCTTCCACGCCATGAAGCGCAACCCGGACGGCTCGGCGGCATCGCCGCTCGGCCGGGCTGCGGCGTATCTAGTCGAGGCTGAGCGATGAACGACGTCAGCCGCCAGATCCTGCTCAACCAGCTCGCCATCCTCGAGGCCCTGATCCCGCTCGCCAAGAGCGGGGCCGATTCCACCCAAGAGCTGCTCAGAAAGCGCTACCCGTGACGGCGCAGCTTGTTCGTGAACAAACAACACCACAACAGCGAGGCTGACCATGCAACCGAACCACATTCAGGTGCCGCTGAAGAACCTCCGCCCGGGCCACGAAGCGCCGAACCACCCTGGCAATGCGCGCGTAACCGGCCGGGAAGAAGGCATCGCCGAGCTCGCCGCGCATATCCAGATCCGCGGCAAGATCGACGACCTACTGGTCTATGACGACGGCGTGCCGGAGATCTACTTCGTCGCCAACGGCAATCGCTCGCTGCAGGCCTTGCGAATGATGTACGGCGACAATTCCGAGCAGCTCGTCGACTGCAAGCTGACCACTGCGGAACGAGCCTTCGAGGATTCGCTGGCCGTAGCCGTGACCGCGAAGAAGTTTCACCCCGTCGACGAGTTCGAGGCCTTCGCCAAGCTGCGCGACCAGCACGGCAAGACCGAGGAGGAGATCGGCCAGCAGTACGGCATGACGGCCCGTGAGGTGCAGCAGGCGCTGGCGCTCGGCGGCAGCCTCTCGCCGCAGGTGCGCGATCTCTGGCGGGCCGGGCGGATCAAGACCGAGGTGGTGCACGCGCTTCCGCTGGCCGGCGAGCATGCCGACCAGGACAAGCTGCTGAAGAAGCTGAATCCCGACGGTAATTACGAACATCTCTCGGCGTGGCAGATCAAGCGCGAGCTGAAGATCGACCAGGCCGGGCGCCTGGTCGAGTTCGTCGGGGTCGAGGCCTACACCAAGGCCGGCGGCAAGGTGACCCTCGATCTGTTCGGCGCCGACCACAAGGTTTCCAACGCCAAGCTGGCGAAGCGCCTGGCGGACGAGAAGCTGGAACGGGAATGCATCGCCCTGGTCGAGGCCGGGTGGAGCTTTGCGCTGCCGCGCGACGTGATCTCGAATGCGCGCGGCTATTCGACCATCAACGTTCCGCGGGCTGAACTGAGCGCGCAGGAACGCCTCGAACTGACGCAGATCGAGGCCGTGCTGCCGGAAGAGGAGCTCTACGGCGATGAGGTTCCGTTCGGCACCATGACGGGAAAGCAGCGTGCGGCCTATCTCCGCAGGCGCCAGATCCTGCAGGACCTCGAGCAGCGGCCATTCACGGCCGAGATGAAGGCCAAGTCCGGCTGCTCGGTCGCGATCGACGAAGACGGCCTGCTCGAGATCTCGTTCGGTTGGGTGAAGCAGGAGGAGAAGGCTGCGGTTTCGCGAGCGGCTAGAGCTAGAGCCGCGGCGGCCGCATGCGATGACGAGGACGACGACGGCGAGGCGACCCCAGCGGCGGCCAAGCCAAAGGCGGAGTCGAAGGAAATCTCGAACGCACTGCGCGAGCGGCTCGAGGCCTCGCTCATCAGCGCCACCAAGGACGCCGTCCTGGCCGCGCTCGATACGGATCTGTTGAAATCGCCGCTCGCGCAGGTGCTGGCCCGCTTGGTCTGCAGCCAGATCAACGTCAATGGTGCCTCGATCCACATCTACAGCCACGGTGTGAAGGATAAGCTGCCGGCGATGCGCGAGGCGCTGCCCGCGGAGCTGTTCAACAAGGCCATCGCCAAGCATTTCGACGCCACGGATTATTTCAGCAACGCGCCGAAGCCACTGGTGGTGAAGGCGATCGCGGAGACGATCAACCCCGATGAGGCACGCAAGGCCGCGGCCGGCAGCAAGGCCGAGCTGGCAAAATTCGCGATCGCCAATGTCGGCAAGAGCGGCTGGCTGCCGAAGGAGCTGCGCACGCCGCATTATGCGGTCGGTGCGCCCGTGGCGAAGGCCAAGGCCGCGCCGCCGGCGAAGCCGCAGACGACCGCGGCGGCCGTCCGCAAGGCGAAGGCCGAGCGCGAGACCAAACGCGTCGCGAATGCCCAGAAGCGCGTCGCCAAGGCGGTAGCGAAGAAAACCCCGAAGCGGAAGCGCTGACCATGAGTAGTCCGCAGCGTGGGCCGGTGCCGCTTTCGGCCGACGAGATCAACATCCTGACGTGCGCGCTCTGGCATTGGGAAGATTGCCTGAGGTCGGGGCGGGGGTCCGTTGAGCCGAGCGACGCGGTCAAGCGCGCGGAATATGACCGCAAGATCGCCGCCGTTCGAAATCTGAAGGCGCGGATGTTTCGAGCAAAACCGGGTGGACCCCGATGACCACGGATCTGCAAGAGGGAATTCTGGCCTTCGAGCCGCTCACGCTCGGCCGTGAGGCGGTGATGCTCGGCCGCGTCCAGGTCGGCGAGATCATGCCGACCGATGGCGGTCGGTTTCCGTTCTGCTTCCGCCTCTCTCTGCCCGACGCCAGCGCGAGTGCCTGGCGCCCTGCAGCTGACGTCACCGAGGCGCGGCGGCTCGCCGCGAGCAAGATCAACGACTGGATGAACGCGGCCGGCGTGGTGCCGGCGGGAGGACATTAGATGAGCTCAGCCCAAGAACGGCTCGATCACGCGCATCATCGCACGGCCACGGAAGTCGACGCGCTGCTCGGCCCCGGCGCCGTCGCGATCACCATCGTGTCGATCCATGACGAGTCCGCGGGTCAGATGATTCTCTGCGACGTCGATCGACACGACAAATCGGTCATTGCTCATCGACTTCGGGTTTGCGCCGAATGCTTGTCTCCGCGGCCGAACGGCCACGGATGCATCAAGCCCGATACCGATCTGCAGGTGTTCTTCTACGAGCAAGATTTCTACGTCCTGTCGAACTTCTCAGCGTTCCGGCTCCGCTGGCGCGGTATCGATTTCGACACGTCAGAGCACGCCTACCACTGGGAAAAGTTCAACGGGGACGCATCGCATCAGCCCGAAATCCAGCGGCTGATCCGGTTCGCACCGTCAGCCCACGAGGCATTCAAGATCGCGGAATCGCACCAGGCGTCGCGCCGAGCGGACTGGAACGACGTCAAGGTCAACGTCATGGCCAACATCCTACGGGCGAAGGTTTCGCAACACGAATACGTGCGGCGTAAGCTTCTGGCCACCGGCGATCGCGAGCTGATCGAGGATAGCTGGCGCGACGACTTCTGGGGCTGGGGTCCGAACCGCGACGGCCAGAACATGCTTGGCAAGCTGTGGATGGAACTTCGCAGCGAGTTGCGCGCATCAGCATGAATCCCCCCGGCAAAACCACACTCGCCCGCATGCAGCATACCGCCGAGCTCGAGGCCGAGCGGATCGAGATCGTCCAGGACTACTGGGTGAGGGAAGGCCGCATTGCCGAGCCTGCGCCTGACCAGGTCGCCCGCCGCGACGACTTCGCCGGCATCGTCCGCCTGATCGACCTGATCCAGAGCGACCAGGTGATCCTCGATCGGCTGGAGAAACGCAAGCAAGACATGGCAGCCGCGAATGCTGCGGTGCTGGCGGCGCAAGCCGAACGGGCTCGCGCGGGCGACATGGAAATCGAGGGCATTGAGGAATGAGCCGCCTGACCGCCGACGAGCTCGAGGACATCAAGCAGCGCAATCCGATCGTGGATGTTGCGGCGGGCTACACCAAGCTGCGCAAGGCCGGCGCGAAGCTGGTCGGGCCGTGCCCGATCTGCGGCGGCCGGGCCTCGTCGCAGCGCTTCGAGGTGTTCGAGAAGGACTCGACCTGGGCCTGCGCTGTCTGCCCGGACGGCGGCGACGTCATCCGCCTGGTCGAGAAGGTCGAGAACGTCGACTTCCGCGCCGCGATCGAGCGGCTGGGCGGCCGGGTCGAGATCGATGCCGCCCGCCAGCGCGAGATCTTCGAGGAGCGCGAGCGCAAACGCCTGGCGCGGGAGAAAACCTCGGCCGACTACCGCGAGGCCGAGCGCAAGCGGCTGTTCCGGACCTGGAAGGGCGCGATGCCGATCCACGACACGGTTGCGGCGCGCTACCTCGAAGGCCGTGGCCTGCAGCTGCCGGAGCATTGCCCTGGCCTGAAGTTTCTTCCCTCGGCGCCATACTTCCACGGCGAGGAGATCGACCAGCACGGTCGCAAAGCCGGGCCGCGCAAGATCCACTCAGGGCCGGCGATGTGTGGCGCCTTCATCCGACCCGATGGCAAGTTCGGCGGGCTGCATATGACGTGGCTGTCGGCCTCCGATCCGGGCGAAAAAATTAACAAGGCCGAGATCGTTGATCCCGATTCCGGCGAGATCCTGCCCGCCAAGAAGATGCGCGGCTCGAAGACCGGCGCCTACATCGCGATCGTCTTGCTCGAGGAGCCGCGGCGCCTGGTGATCGGCGAGGGGATAGAGACCGTGCTCTCGGTCTACACCGCCATGCACCAGGCCGGCCGCGATCTCGACGACATGGCCTTCTGGGCCGCCGGCGACCTCGGCAATCTCGCCGGCCGCGCCAACAAGACGATTGCCCACCCGACCTTGAAGCGGCCGAATGGCCAGTCGCAGCGCGTGCCGGATCGGTTCCCAGATCCCGACGACCCGGGCCTCAAGATCCCCGACAGCGTTGAGGAATTGATCCTGCTCGGCGACGGCGACAGCGAGCCATTCCTGACCGAATGCGCCATGGAGCGCGCCGCTCGGCGGTACTTCCGCGATGGGCGTGTGACCCGTATAGCGTTCGCTCCAAGCGGCCGTGATTTTAACGACGTGCTGAAAGCCGCCGCTGCATGACCATTGAGGCCGTCCTCGAGCTCGTCGACTCCGCTCCCGTTTTCGCCGCGCCAAAGCCCCTGACACTGGAAGAGCGTCGCCAGATCGGCTCGGCCGAGCTCGGCCGACTGCTCGGCGAGCTGATCGCGGCGCCGGCGCTGGATGCGCTCGGCACGATCTCCGAGCAGCTCGGCCAGCTGGTGGCGGCCGACGCGATCGTCGAGACGTTCGCAAAAGCCTCGCTCGAGCAGGCAGCCGCCGGTGCCGGCATGATCGGCGAGCATGGCGCCAAGCCGGTCAAGGCGGCGATCGCCGCCGGCCTGAAGGCCGGCAAGAAACGTCCGCGGGACCTTGGCGCCGCGCGGGCGGTCTCGCCGATCGAGGTGCGACGCGCCGCTTCAGCGGCGCTTGGAGCACCTCACGATGACGGGCGCGCGCCATTGGCGCGCGACGATGTGGACGCCTTCCCATCTTCCGCTTCCCCGCCGCCTTCGCCGCCAGGCGCAGCGAATCCGCCGCAAACCCTCGCATCTTTTTCGCCTTTTTCGGCCGACCCTCCCGTTCCCTCCGAAGGGGAAGAAGGCGAGACGCAAACCCTCGACGAAAACGAGGACGAATCCGACGCCGGTGATGACGGCGACGATCAGCCGCCTGAAGAGACGATCGACGCGGAAACGTTCCGCAAGTGCGCCGCGCTCGACCAGTCCGACACCGACAACGGCAAGCGCCTGATCGCCTATTTCGGCCGCGACCTGCTGGTGCGTCAGGAAGACGACGTTGCCGCGGGCCAGATGCTGGCCTGGACCGGCACGCATTGGGACCTCGCCGGTGGTGAAGCTCTGGCGCACCTGATCGGTCAAAAGGTCGGTAACCTGATCAAGCAGGAAGCCGACTATATCGAGCTGACGCCATCGGAGGCGCGCAGCGTCAAGGCCGGCGCGGACGCAGCCAAGGAACTCAAGCTGCTCAACCCCGGCAGTGATGACATCGACATCCTGGCGCGGATCGATGAGCTCAATGCGCTGGTCGCCGCGGGCAAGAAGGCGCGTACGGCGCTGTCGGCCCGCCGCGCTGCGCGCCGCAAATGGGGCGTGTCGACCAAGAACGCCGGCCGGATCGCGGCGATGCTGAAATGCGCAGCGCCGCACCTGCGCCGTCATCCGGACGCCTTCAACGCCGATCCGCTCAAGGTCGCGACCCTGACGCATACGCTGAGCTTCGTGCCGGTGCTCGATGATGAGGATCCGGATCCGGATGGCGCGCGGCTGTTGGTCGACCGCGTGACAGGCCGCGTCCAGTACCGGCTCCGCGCAAAGCCCGGCCACGATCGCGACGACATGCTGACCGCGGTCATCCCGTATGCTTATGATCCGAAGGCCGCGCGGCCGCACTTCGATGCCTTCCTCGACCTGTTCCAGCCGGAAGCCGAGAAGCGCCGCACCGTGCAGCAGTTCTCCGGCATGAGCCTGACCGCACAGCCGGTGCAGCGCGTGATGTATCACACCGGCACCGGCGGCAACGGCAAGAGCGTTTATCTCGAGGTGCTGTCGCGGGTGTTCGGCGATGGGCTGTCGGTCGGTGTGCCGGCGGAAACCGTGTCCGGCCAGGCGCAGAACAATCCGAGCGCCCCGACACCCGACATCGCGCGCTGCTATGCCAAACGCTACTTGCGCATCGCCGAGCTGCCGAAGGATGCTCCGCTCAAGATGGAGACGATCAAGAAGCTGACCGGCGGCGAGCGCTGGCCCGTCCGCACGATGTACAAGGGCTACTTCGAATTCAAGCCGACCGCGAAGCCTCATATGAGCGGCAACGGCGAGCCGAAGTTCGATGGCTCGGACGGCGGCATGCAGCGCCGCCTGATCATCGTGCCCTGGAGCGTGACGCTGCCGACGGAGAAGCATCGCGACTTCGAGGACGTGGTGGCTGAGATCGCGGCGGAAGGCTCAGGCATCCTCAACTGGCTGATCGCCGGCGCCCGCGACTTCCTCAATAGCGGCCTCGTCATCTCCGAGGACGTGCTGAAGACCACGGCCGACCACTTCGCCGAGATGGACCCCTGCCAGCAATTCATCAACGCGCACGTGGTCGCCGACCCAGGCGGCGCCGGCGTGCAGGGCAGGGCGATGTTCAACGCCTACAAGGCCTGGTGCGAGGTGAACGGCACGTCGCACATGCACGAGACCCGCTTCGGCCTCACGATGAAGAAAAAGCTGAAGCGCGACGACACCGGCCGCGTGCGCGTCTATGTCGACGTCAAGCTGCACGACGTGCCCGAGGTGGCGCAGCCAGGCCAGCAGCAGCACACCAATGCACAAGCCGCGGCGCCACCGCCTGACCCCGGCGATCGGGAATTCTAACCATGTCTGTTGCAGTGATGCCACCGAGGGTCGGCCGATCCGCGAAGGTTTGTCGAGGGTCTGTCCGAAACCTTCGAAATGCAAGATGTGCCTGTGCTGCAAGCGTTTCTGCGTGCGCGTCGAGGGTTTCGAGGGTCTCGCGCGCGCATACACGTGCGAGAGAGGCGGGCGGACGCATGGCGTGCCTGGCGGCAACGGCGCGCAGCGGAAGGGCAATGATTCAGGCGTCACACGAGGCAAACCCTCGATACCCTCGCATTTTGTGCGTCATCCATCGGAGATCATTCAAGTATCGGTGGCTTTAGACCCTCTACCAGACTCTCGAAAACCCTCGGAAACCCTCGAAAGGAGATTCAACAGATGTAGATCGGTGTTTTTGGAGCCAGGCTGTTCGAAGTGATTGAGCAACTTCTTCCGGACCTTGGCTTTAAAAAAGCGGTACGCGTTTGTTACCGCTTTTTCGCAAGTAGACCCGGGCCACCATCGTCGGCGGTCCATCCAACAAATCGAGAGGAAAACGATATGTTGGAGCGAATGAATGAAGCCGTGGCTGGAGGAACTGTCGCCCGAAGTGCGGGCGGAGTTGGCGAGGCCTGTGCAGGCCTTCGATCCTCGCGATGCGGATGTCGATGGGCCGGTGGCTCGGTGGTACGTGGTGTCGGTGTTCTCCCGCGATGCCGAGCGCGAGCTGGCGAGGCGACGCTTCGGCATCTACGTGCCGGCGTATCTCGAAACCATCATCAGCCGTGGTCGCAAGAGCGAGCTCTGGGTGCCGATCATGCCTGGCTACGTGTTCGTGCTGCTGTGGGAAACGGATGCAAACTACCAGCGGCTTGCGCGGACGGCTGGTGTGGACAAGGTGCTCGGCTGGATCAAGGACGTGGAGATCCACAAGCTGCGCTACCACGAAAGCTGCGAGCAGCTCGATGAACAGCAGCGTGAGGCGATGCGCGAGAGGCTGTTGCGGCGAGTGCAGCGGAAGCGCGTGGGCTCGCGGCGGAAGAAGCACAGCCGCAAAGCTGTGCGCACTGGCAAGGTGACGGCTTGATGATCGAAGACAGAATCAGCTACGTGCAATGTCCAGTGCAAAGCCGTCTCTCATTCGAGCTCTCCGCAAGGGTATGTGTGCTCTGAGGCGATGGCGGACCGAAGCGAAACAGCGCTTCATCAATCCCTGAATCTGCCCGCGAATAAGTCAGCCCGGCACGGCAACGTGTCGGGCTTCTGTTTGCATAGGGTGTGCGGTAGCGCCTCGGCGCTGTCGTTGCCCTCCTTGGGCGTTTCCTCCCTAGACTGGGCCGCCTGTTCATTCAGGCGGCCCGATCTTTCCGAAGGATAATCGGTTGATCGGGAAGCTGCGCACCATCGGACACAAGCTTCGGCCATCGGCACGGCCAAGCCGGATCATGGTCCGGCCGAAGGAAGCGGCGCCGTTCTACCTGTCGCCTGAGTGGAAGGCCTTGATGCGACAGATCATCAAGGTCCGTGGTCGACGGTGTGAAGATCCGCAGCACGATGTCGCGAAACCTCGTGAGGATGTCCGGCTCTATGGCGACCACATCGTCGAGATCGCTGATGGCGGCCGCAAACTCGACCCGTCGAACGTCATGCTCCGATGCGGGCCGTGCCATGGGCGCAAAACCGCGCAATCCAGGGCCGATCGGGCGCGAGGGGTGGGGGGAGTCGAATCCCTGGCCTAGGGGGCCCCGGAACCGCATGGGGGGTCACGCGCAAAAATTATTTTGCGGCCGGGACCTTTGATTAATCAAAGCACAATCAAAGAATTCAAACGGTCATGAGTTCCACTGCGGAAGCGGCTCCGAAGTCAAAGCGTGGCGGGCGTCGGCCCGGCGCCGGACGGAAGGCCAAGGGCCACAAGTCGTCGTCGGCGCTGCCGGAGATCGACCTCGAGGCTGCGCTGGCCGCGCCGGCGCCCGATGACATCGAGTCGACGGCGCAGGCGTATGCCAGGGGCGCGATCTCCTCACTCGTGAAGCAGCTCTGCCACGGCAAGAGCGAGACCTCGAAGGTGAACGCCGCCAACGCCATCCTCGATCGCGGCTACGGCAAGCCGTCCGTCGAGGTCGGTGGCCTGGCGCAGCTCTCGCTGTTCGGCGGCATTCGCCCGGCGGCCGTCGTCGGCGATGAGATCCGCGTCGAGGCGCGCAAGTACGCCAACCTGGCGATCGAGGTGCTCGGGGCGATCGCAACGCGCGGCGAGACCGAGAGTGCAAGGGTCTCGGCCTCGAAGTCGCTGCTCGATCGCGGCGTCGGCACCGTCCAGACCGCTCGCGTGCCCGAAGGCCTGCAGCCGAAGGCGCTGGGCAAGAAGGAGGAGGCGGCGATCGCCGCTCGCAATGCTGCCGCGGGCAAGTATGCGCCGCCGGCTGCGCCTGGTGCGCGACGGCTTATGACGGTCCAGTGAACATGCTTCCGACCTGGTCGACCGCATGTCCGGATTGGAAGGAGCGCATCGCCAACCGGCAGTCGCTGGTGACGTTCGATGCGCTGTTCCCGAATGAGGCCGAGGCGGCCCTGTCGATCTTCCGCGATCTGCGCATCGTGGACGTGCCAGGGCGGCCGACGATCGACGAGTGCTGCCTGCCTTGGGTGTACGACCTGCCGCGGGCGCTGTTCGGCTCTTACGACGCCGACGGCATCTCCGGTCCGGAGAATCTGGGCCGTCGCCTGATCCGATATTTCTTTTTGTGCGTCGCGAAGAAGAACACCAAGTCGACGCTCGCGGCGGGCATCATGGTGACGGCGCTGATGCGCAACTGGCGCGACAGCGGCGAGTTCTACATCCTGGCGCCGACCAAGGAAGTCGCGGACAATTCGTTCTTCCCGGCGCGGGACATGATCCGCGCCGACGAGCAGCTCCTGAAGCTGCTGCACGTCCAGGACAGCATGCGGTTGATCACGCATCGGACGACTGGCGCCTTCCTGAAGGTCGCCGCGGCCGACAGCGAAACGGTGTCGGGCAAGAAGACCATCGGGCTCCTGGTCGACGAGCTCTGGCTGTTCGGTCAGCGCGCCAGCGCGGAGTCGATGATCCGCGAGGCCGAGGGAGGTCTCAACTCCCGGCCCGAGGGCTTCGTGATCTACGCGACGACGCAATCGCCCAAGCCGCCGGCGGGCGTGTTCGATCAGAAGCTGACGCAGTTTCGCGATATCCGCGACGGCAAGCTGGTCGACCCGGAGAGCCTGCCGATCATCTATGAGTTTCCGGAGGAGATGATCCAGTCGAAGGCCTATGAGGATCCGGCGAACTGGTTCATCCCCAACCCGAACTGGGGCAAATCGGTCGATCCGAACTTCCTGATTGCCAAGCGCCGCGAGGCCGCCCGCAACGGCAAGGCGTCGCTGATCGACTGGGACTCCAAGTTCCTCAACGTCCAGGCCGGCATGGCGCAGCGCGCCGATGGCTGGGCGGGCGCCGAAGTCTGGGGTAGGGGCGTCGATCGCACGATCACGCTCGACACGCTGCTCGAGCGCAGCGAAGTCGTCACCGTCGGCCTCGACGGCGGAGGCCTGGACGATCTGCTCGGCGCCGGTGCGGTCGGACGCGAGAAGGTGACGAAGCGCTGGCTGGCCTGGGGGTGTGCGCTGATCTCGACGATCGGGCTCTATCGGCGCAAGGCGAACCTGACCGAGTACCGCAAGTTCATCGCGTCGGGTGACCTGATCGTTTTTCGCTTCCACAACAAGGATGCTGAGGAAGCGGAAAGCGATCCTGACGTGGCGGCGCTGCTGGCAGAGTTTCCGCCGCAGCTTTCGATCGAAGGCGAGCTGCCATTCGATATCAAGTTCGTCGTCGAGCTCGTCGAGAAGATCAGGGACCTCGGGCTCCTCGCCCAGGTGGGTGTCGACGCCGCCGGCATCGGAGCGATCGTCGACGCGCTCGCCGGCGTCGGGATCACGCAGGACGCCGAAACGCTCGACGCGGTCCGCCAGGGCATCGGCCTGATGGGTGCCTACAAGACCATCGAGCGCAAGCTCGGCGACCGCTCGTTCCTGCATTGCGGCTCGCCGCTGCTGAACTGGTGCGTCGGTAACGCGCGGGTTGTTCTGACATCGACGGCGTCGCGCATCGCGCGGGAAGAAGCAGGTTTTGGGAAGATTGATCCATTGATCGCGATTTTCAACGCCGCCCACCTGATGACGCTCAATCCCGAAGCAGGTGGCTTGTCTGTTTTCGACACGATGGGCGACGAAGAGACGCAATCAGACGACGAGTCCGAGATATCGCTCGCAGAAGAGGCGGCGATCCTGCGCGATCATTCGCATCCGCGCTGGCAGGAGATGCGCGAGCGATTCGAGGCGCGCCTTGCCGCCAACGATCAGGACGAACTCTATGCGTAATCGTGTTCGCGTCGTTGCTGCCTGGGTCACGAGCACTTTCGATGCGCGTGACGCTGTGCTGGCATTTGGGCTCGTTCTGCTGGCCGCAGGGTTGTGGTTCGTCTGGCCGCCGGCTTCGCTGATCGTGCCTGGTGCTGTGCTCTCGGCCGTTGCGATCTTCGGTGAGCGCGTCGCCATGCGCGGGACGGAGGATTGAAAGTGGGCATCCTTTCCCGAATGACGACCGAGTATCGCCATCCACATACCAACCGGGTGGCGAACCCTGGCCGCACGCTCGCCGGCGTCGCCGTCACGCCCGACACCGCTATCACGATCGCCACGGTCTGGGCGTGCATCCGTTATCTGTCGCAGACAGTCGCCGTGCTGCCCTGGCACGTGAAGAAGGACGGCAAGAATGGGCCTGAAGTCCAGAGCTCGCATGGCGTGGACTATCTGCTCTGGAAGCGGCCGAGCAAGGAATGGTCGTCATTCCAGTATCGCGAGACGCTAATCCATTGGGCGCTTCGATGGGGCAACGGCATCGCCGAGATCGAGCCGGACCAACTCGGCCGGCCCTATGCGATGTGGCCTGTCCATCCCGATCGCACGCAATTCTGTCGGGCGGACGAGCCCGAGCTCGACGCCTATGGCACGCTGATCGAGGCGGGCGACCTGTTCTATGAAATCCGCGACGGCATCGGCGGGACGACGACGCTGGCTGCGCCGAATGTGTTTCACCTGCGCGGCTTCGGCGAAGGGCCGGTCGGCGTCAACGTAATGAATTATGCCGCGCAGTCGATCGGCTGGGCCCGCGCGGCGCAACTGTTCGGCGCCGCCTTCTTCGGCAATGGTGCGACGCCGACCACGGTTGTTGTCAACAAGAAGCCGCTCAAGGCTGACGGTCTGAGGCGCCAGCGCGCCGAGTTCGAGAACCTCTACAAGGGCCCGTACAAGGCCGGCAAGACCGCCCATCTCGATAACGATGCCGACATCAAGCAACTCGGCCTCGATATCGAGAAGTCGCAGCTGATCAACACGCACTACTTCCTTGTTGAGGAAATCTGTCGCTGGTTCGGCGTGCCGCCACACAAGGTGCAGCATCTCTTGCGCGCGACTTTCACCAACATCGAGTCGCAGGGCATCGAAGTTGTGGTCGACTCGATCGCGCCCTGGGTGAAGCGCCTCGAGGACGAGGCCGAATACAAGCTGTTCGGCCAGAACCGCCAGAAGCTTTACACCAAGATCGACATGCGAGGTCTGATGCGCGGCGACGCGGCGGCCCGGGGCACCTACTACAAGATGATGTTCGACACGGGAGCTTACTCCCCGAACAGGATCCTCGAGCTCGAGGACGAGAACACCATCGGGCCGGACGGCGATGTGCACGTCCTGAATGGCACATACCGCACGCTCGAGCAGACGATCGAGGGCCCGATCGGCCCGACAAATGGGGTGCCGCCGGCACCGGACACGCAGGACGATCCGCCGGCGCCACCGGAAGTCGGTGAGGATGAGGAGACGCAGGCGCGCCTCGGTCGCCGGCTCTACGCGATGGAGCAGCTGATGGGTGAGACCGCCGATGTCTAAGGCCCCCGTCATGCTGGCGCGCTCGCAGTCTGAGCCGCCGGAAAAGCCCGTCTCGCTGCTCGAGCGGACGATCGGCGTGGTGGAGTCCCTCATCGGCCGCGTGCGCGCGCTCGAGCGATTGCCGCTCGGCCGCGATGGCCGCGACGGCGTGCCTGGTGTTCAGGGCGAACGCGGTCCTGCAGGTGAAGCGGGCCCACTGGGCGAGGCCGGTCCGAAGGGTGATGTCGGGCCCGCGGGTGAGCGTGGTCCTGTCGGTCCGCGGGGTGAAGTCGGTCCCGCCGGCGATCGCGGGGAGGTTGGCCCTCGCGGCGAAGCTGGCCCAGCCGGCGCGGCCGGTCCGATCGGTCCGCAGGGCGATGTCGGTCCTGCCGGCCCGCGCGGCGAGGCGGGCCCGGCTGGTGAGACCGGACCGGCCGGCGAGCGCGGCGAGCGTGGCGAAACCGGTCCGCGCGGTGAGATCGGGCCAGAAGGTCCGGTTGGTCGGGATGGGCGCGACGGCCTTCCGGGCGTCCAGGGCGAGCGTGGGCCGCAAGGTGAACGCGGCGAGACCGGTCCGCAGGGCGAGCTGGGCCCGCGCGGTGAGACGGGCGAGGCCGGTCCGCGCGGCGAGGGCGGTCCGATGGGGCCGCAGGGCGATGTAGGTCCAGCCGGCCCGCGCGGTGAGCGTGGTGAGCCCGGTCCGCGTGGTGAGCGCGGTGAGGCTGGCCCGCGCGGCGAGCGCGGTCCGAAGGGCGAGGCCGGCCCGGCCGGCCCCCGCGGCGAAGCCGGCGCCGCGATCGAGATCGGCGACGTCTATCGCGCCAACATCACCGCCAAGGATCTGGACCGCGTCATGGTCCGCGAGATCACCATCAACGGCGAGACCTTCCAGGTCCTCGTTCCGAACTGAGGTCATCCATGAGCAAGCTGCCGCAGATCTTCAACGTCGTCCTGCCGATCAAGACGAAGCCGGCGGCCGGCGCCAAGCCGAACGGCTACCGCGTCGTCGCGCGCGGCAACGACAGCGCCGAGATTTACGTCTACGGCGTCATCGGCACCGACTGGTTCGGCGATGGCGTCTCCGCAAAGCAGGTTGCCGATGACCTCCGCGCGCTCGGCAAGGTTAAGACGATCGACCTGCGCATCAATTCGGAGGGCGGGTCGGTGTTCGAGGGCAAGGCGATGTATTCGCTGTTCAACGAGCATTCAGCCAAGATCATCGTACATATCGATGGCCTGGCGGCATCGGCCGCCTCATTCCTCGCCATGGTGGGCGACGAGATCGAGATTGCCGAAGGCGCCTTCGTGATGATCCACAACGCCTATATGTTCGCGATGGGTGACGCCCGCGAGATGCGCCGCGCCGCCGACATGCTCGACACCGTCAACAATACAATCATCGACGTCTATGCGGCGCGCACCAAGGGTGACCGCGCCGCGATCGCCAAGATGATGGACGACGAGACCTGGATGACCGGCGCCGAGGCCGTCAAGAACGGCTTTGCCGACCGCATGGTCGAGAACCTGAAGGTTGCGGCCTCTGTCGCGCATCCCGATCGATACAAGAACATGCCTTCGGCCCTGAAGCCGAACGTGCGTCGTGCCAATGCCGCATTCGCGCGCATCGCGGCACTGAAATCCTAAACACCGATTCCGTCTTCAGACGGATAGCGGCCTGCATCTGCGGGCTGCGTTCACCTGCGGCCGATCGGCCGCTTAGCCCATAGAAGGACTTTTCTATGCACACGAAGAACGCCCTTCTGGGCGCAACGAAGCTGTCCGTCCTGTCGTCGGCCTCCGCCATCGCGGCGCTCGCGGCCGCGGCGGTCATTCCGCCGTTCGGCGTCATCCTGATGGATGCGCCGGTGCTCGCCGATCTCGAGGCGCGCGTCGTCGAGATCACTGCCTCCGTCGAAGCGTTCCGCGTGCGCGCCGATGCCGGCGAGGAGCTGACCGACGAGGAAGTCCAGCAGATCGAGGACGAGGCCGCCGAGCTCGAGAAGCTGAACAAGAAGATCAAGGCGCTCAAGCTGCTGCAGCCGCAGGGGCAGGGACGCCGTACCGCTCCGGAAGCGCGGAACGAGCCGACCGGTGGCACCGGTCGCCGCACCGTGCCTGCCGAGCCGCGGCAGGACAACCAGCGCCACGGCTTCCGTTCGTTCGGCGCCTTTGCGCAGTCGGTCCTCAATCACTATCGCGGCAATGTCACCGACGACGTGACCCGTCTGCGCAACATCGCGGCCGACCAGATCCGGAATACCGCGACGACCTACGGTAACGAAGGCATCGGCTCGGATGGTGGCTTCCTGATCCCGCCGTCGTTCTCGACGGAGATCTGGCAGAAGGTGCAGGCCGAAGAGAACCTGCTGTCCCGCTGCACGCCGCTGATCACCGACGGCAACAGCATGATGCTGCCGAAGGATGAGACCACGCCCTGGCAGACCTCCGGCGGCGTGCAGGTCTACTGGGAAGGTGAGGGTCAGGCGCCGGCCGGCTCGAAGCCGCTCGTCGAGCTCGCCGCCCTGCGGCTCGCCAAGCTGATGGGCATCGTGCCGATCAGCGAAGAGCTGATGCAGGATGCCTCCGGCCTGGAGTCCTGGCTTCGCGCCAAGGCTCCGGCCAAGATGGCGGCGAAGCTCAACACCGCGATCGTCGCCGGTACCGGCGTCGGCCAGCCGCTAGGCATCATCCCGGGTTACTCTGCGGTGGGCGCGTCCGTCGTGCAGGTCAGCAAGGCGACCTCGCAGCCGGCGGACACGATCTGGATGGCCAACATCGAGGATATGTATGCCCGCATGTACGCGCCGTGGCGCCGCAACGGGATCTGGCTGATCAACCAGGACCTCGAAGCCCAGCTCGGCCGCATGGCGTTCCAGGCGGTCGGCGGGGCCTCGCTGCTGCCCGGCACTAATCCTGTGCCCGCCTATCTGCCGCCTGGCGGTCTGTCCAACTCGCCCTACGCGACGTTGAAGGGCCGTCCGGTCGTGCCGATCGAGGCCTGCTCGGCGATCGGCGATCTCGGCGACATCATCTTCGTCGATCTGAGCCAGTACTGGGCGCTGACCAAGTCGGGCGGCATCCAGACGGATACCTCGATCCATCTCTACTTCGACCAGGCGCTCACCGCGTTCCGCTTCATCTTCCGTGTCAACGGCCAGCCCGCCTGGTCGAGCACGATCTCGCGGCAGAACGGCAGCAACTCGCTGTCCTGGGCCGTGGCGCTGCAGGCGCGCTGATCCCCGATCCAATGCTGCCACGCGCCGTGATCCGGTGCGTGGCAGTTCGCTCTCGAAATTCCCCGGCGCCGGCCAGAAGACGTGCCAGAGGCGCTTTCCTCTTTCCCTCGAAGGGAACCAGTCATGAAGAATGCTCACTTCGTCGAGAAGAATCAGGTCGTGCTCGGCTTCAAGCCGGTCGCGATGAACACCGGCGCGAACGCCTCCGACCGCGTCAGCATGAAGGGTTACGGCCGCTGCGCCGTGATCTTCATCAAGGCGGTCGGCACCGCCGGCGACGATCCGACCCTGTCGTTCAAGCAGGCGCAGGACGTCGGTGGCACGAATGAGAAGGCGCTGGCCGTCACCCGCATCGACAAGAAGCAGGCCGCGACCGATCTCACCACCACCGGCACCTTCACCAAGTCGACGTCGGACTCGCCGGCGACCAACGACACCTTCAACACGACCAACGGCACCTGGACCAACTCGGATCTCGCCGAGCAGGCTGCGATCGTCGTCGCCGATATCAAGGCCGAAGACCTCGATGTCGCCAACGGCTTCGATTGCGTGACTTGCAATGTTGGCGACGTCGGCACCAACGCCCAGCTCGGCACGCTGATCTTCGTGCTGCATGAGCCGCGCAATATGAAGGAAACGCTCGAGTCCGCGATCGCCGACTGATCGCCAGCATCATCGCTGCTCCGGTCCGCACAGGGCCGGAGCTTCATCCGCCAACGAACGTTTAGCGAGACGACATCATGAAGATCAAGATGCTGGAAACGCCAAAGGGCCGTCCGGAATTCCAAAAGGGCCAGACCTACGAGTTCAAGGATGGAACATCTGAGGAGAGCTACGCCCGCAAGTTCATCGCGCGCGGTTGGGCCGAGCCGGTCGACAAAGCTGCTGAAAAGGCGGCGAGGGAAGACCAGGAGCGTGCCGCTGCTGAAGCGAAGGCCGCCGCCGAGCAGGCCGCGAAAGACAAGGCCGAGGCCGAGGCCAAGCAGCGCGAAAAGGCTCTGCAGGCTCAGCAGCAAGCCGCCGCGCAGCAGTCGGGAAAGGCGTGACGCCGGAAGGCGAGCGCCTCGATCGCCATCTCCGGCAGAGCATCACGGCACTTTCGGGCTGCCCAACCGAAAAGGACCACACCATGCGCGGAATTCAGCGGCTGGCGAACGCAGCCGGCAATCTCATGAAGCAGGCCGACGCGGAGGCTGATGCCGCGGCGGCCGAGCTTGAGGCGGCCTATGCAGAGCAGAGCGACGTGGCAAAGCGCTACTCCGCCTTTGCCAAGGAAGTCTCCGGCGCCGCGAAGCAGGCGCTCGACAACCTCAACCAGCTGAGCAACCTCCCTACGCCGGACTCCGGCGCCTCCAAGCCGTCGGAGTAGGGCGTTGAACGATCCGACCGAATATTGGGTGTCGGGCGCTGGCCTTGCGGCGATTACGCCACAGGGCAAGGCGTGGCCGGAGGGTGAGGGGTTTCCTGCATTCCTCACAAGCCTGGTCGCCGCTGACGATCTGGTGATGGAGTTCGGCTGCGGAATCGGTCGGCTCGCGGAGTGCTTCAGTGCTGCTCGCTACCTCGGCGTCGACATTTCGACGCACGCAGTCGAGCGGGCGCGGCTTTCGCATCCGGACCATCGTTTCGCGGTCATCGACGCAACAGGCCCGCTCCCATCGCTGGGCTGCTGCGGCTGATGTGGCGCTGGCGCACACGGTGCTGCTGCATGTTCCGGATGACGCGCTTGCGTCTGTCGTTGCACGGTTCGAAAGCCCGCGCGTGATCGTCAGTGAAATCCTCGGCCGCCACTGGCGCCGGCCCGGCGACCCGCCGGTCTTCAACCGCGATCAGTCCGATTACGAGTTCGCCTTTGCACCGCGCTACCGCCTCGCAAAGCGGCATGCCTGGCCGTATCGGCACTACCCCGACACGTTCCTGACCATGTTGGAGTTCGCCCGATGCTGACCGTCGCCTGCGTCCTGAAGTCCGGCGGCATCTATGACGCGACGTGGGTGGCGCGGCTGCGCGATGGCGTGACGCGGCACCTGGCGCAGCCGCATCGGTTCGTCTGTCTGTCGGACGTCGAGGTTCCCTGCGAGCGGATCCCGCTCGAGCACGACTGGCCGGGATGGTGGAGCAAGCTCGAGCTGTTCAAGCTTCGTGGCCCGGTGCTGTTCTTCGATCTCGACACGGCGATCGTCGGCGATCTCACCGACGTTGCGCGGGTCGCCGATCATCATGCCACCGTCGTGCTGCAGGATTTCTACCGTCTCGGCGCCGGCATCGGCTCCGGCGTCATGTCCTGGAATGACCTCGATCTTTGCCGAGGCCTATACGATCGCTTCGCGGCCGATCCGGTCGGGTGGATGAAGCGGATCGGCGGTCGCGGCGATCAGGGCTTTCTCGAAGATGCGGGCTATGCCCAGCACTATGGCAGGTGGCAGCACCTGCTGCCCGGCCAGATCGTTTCCTACAAGGTCCACTGCCGTGGCGGTCAGTCTCCTGCGACCGGTCAATGGACTGAGCCAGGCATTCCGGGCGACGCCCGCGTGGTGTGCCTGCACGGTTACCCGAAATTTGTCGACATGCCGGACGGCGATGCCGTGCGCGTCGCGTGGGAACGTGCCGCGTGACTGCTCTGGCAACCCGCGAGCTCGAGTTCTGGACGCCAGAACCGCTGTTCCGCGGCGAGACGGTCTTCTGCCTGGCGTCGGGCCCGAGCCTGACGCAACAGGTCTGCGATCGGGTCCGGGGGCGGCGGACGATCGTGGTGAACTCGTCGGCGCCCTTGGCACCATGGGCATCGGTGCTCTACTTCACCGATGGCGGCTGGTATGAGCCGCGGCGCGAGCTGGTCGCTAACTGGCGCGGCCTCGTGATCTCGATGTCGAGGGCCGCGAAGGCGGAGTTGCCGGACAAGGTCTGGCGCGTCCAGGGCGAGGGCGATCCGCAATTCCCGCCCAGTTTCGCCCGCGGTCCGGGCGTGATCCAGCAGGGCCGCTCCAGCGGGCATACCGCGGTGAGCCTCGCGATCGCGCTGGGCGCATCGCGGGTCGTGCTGCTCGGTTACGACATGCGCTTCGTCGAAGGCCGCGAGCATTGCCACCAGGAATACAAGGGCCCGCGCGATATGGATATCTATGAGCGCGAGTTCATTCCGGGTTTCGCTGGCTGGAACGAGGCTGCGCGCGCCGTGGGCGTCGACGTGATCAACGCGACCGAGGGCAGCGCGCTGAAGGAGTTCCGGTTCATGTCGCTCGATGAGGTGCTGTCGTGAGATCGATCGTGACGGTGGCTTCGCCGGCGTCGAATACCGCGCTGACGACGCTCGACCGCGTCAAGCAGGAGCTCAGCATCAGCGGGACCGGATCGGACGCAATCTTGCAGGCGAAGATCGACGAGGCCTCCGACGACATCGAGGCCGCGCTGGGCTTCCGCGTTGTGCGGGAAACCGCGGAAGAGACGTTCTGGTACGAGCAGTACGATCTGCCCAAAACGTCGCTGACGCTTGACCGGACACCGGTCGCCTCGATCGCCAGTATCGTGGTCGATGGCGGCGATCCGCTGGATGCGGCGCGCTACCGGCTCGATCCGAAGACGGGCGAGCTCTTCGCGCTCGATGCGTCCGGCCATCCCTGTGTCTGGCTGTTCTGCAAGAGCATCGTCGTGAGCTATGACGGCGGATATATCCTGCCGGGTGAGAGCAATGCGAACCTGCCGAAAGGCATCGAAGGCGCATGCATCGCCTTGGTGTCGAGCTTTTGGGCTTCCAGAGGGCGAGATCCGACGCTTCGCTCTGAGGAAATTCCCGACCTGATCAGCGCGACCTACTGGGTCGGCGCCGTCGGCGAAGACGGCGAGCTGCCGCCCGACATCGTGAGCAAGCTGGCTCCGTTCCGAAGGGTCGCGGTCGCATGACGCCGGAACAGGCCAGACAGCGGTACGCGATCGCGCTCAGCCGATTCAGCACGGTCACGATCCGTCGCTATTACGGGAGCGGATCGCCGCGGCCGAAGTATGAGAAGGCATGCCGCGGGCGCGAGGTATCGTATCAGCCCAGCGAGATTGTGGGGCCGATCTTGCAGGGCGATTGGAAGATCATCTTGCTCGCGGAGGACCTCGAGACTGGCGCCGTCACCTTGCCGCTGCTGCCGACCGACAAGGCCGTGGTGCGCGGCAAGGAGCTGACCATCGCCGGCATCGACGACAAGAAGCGCCGGTTCGGCGATGTTCTCTGCGCCTATGAGCTGCAGGTGAGGGGCTAGTGAGCACGACTGAAGCCGAAGCCCGGGCGGCCGTGCGTTCGCTGCTGCCGGACAGCGCATTCGCGTTTCGGCTCTATTGGCAGGGTGACGAGGCTCCGACGCTGCCCGATACACCGGCCCCGTTTGCGTACATCGTGTTTAACAATGAGGGATCAGGCCGGAACGGACCGACGGCCTACGGCGGCGGAAGGGGCCACAACCTTTACCGCAACAGGGTGCTGGTCGAGGCATTTGTGCTCTCTCCGATCGGCAGCGAGGTCGGGGCCGATCTGGCATCCGGTCGAGCGGAACAGATCGCGGCTCGCTTGCGGAGTTATGGAGACGACAAGATCAGCGTGACGAACGCCGATGTTATTTTTATGGGGCAAGGATCGCAGATCTCCGTTCCCGGTCTCGGCCCCGTCAACAACTACCAGTGCGCCGTCGCCGAAATTTCTCTGACGTTCGATCAGGTCGGCTGAACCTTCTTTCAATTCGGCACTCGCCGTAACCCCGCAGCGTCTTTCGGGCGACTGCATCCCCATGGAGATGTCACATGCCTATCGGTGAGGGCGTACAAGCCAGGCTTGCCTTTAAGAAATATGCGTCGGGCGTGATCGTCGAGAACGAGCTCGCGGATTCCGCGACCGATCTCGGCGCGACCGGTGGCCAGGTCCTGCGCCGTGTGCAGAGCACATTGGAGCTGAAGTCGACCTTCAATCCGTCGGCCGAAGTCCGCGAGGACCAGCAGGTCGTCGACAGCCGCAAGGGCTCGAATTGGGTTGAAGGCTCGATCTCGGGCGAATGGAGCCCGGGCACTTATGCCGATCATTTCGAGGCCTCGTTTCGCAGCACGTGGGCGGCGGCGGTCACGGGAAGCCAGACTGATTTCACGAGCGCCACGCTCGACGCAGCCGGTACCATCGTGTTCGCGGCCGGTGATCCCGTCGCCAAAGGCTTCCGCGTCGGCTATCCGATCGTGTTCAGCGGCCTCGCGACCGCCGGCAACAACGGCGTCAACTTCACGATCCTCTCGTTCGGCGGCACCAGCAATCGTACGTTGACCGTGTTCCCGGCGCCCATCACGGAAACTGCCGACACCGGCTTCACCGTCACCCAGGTCGGCAAGAGCCTGATCCTGCCGTCACGTCAGGCCGACAACGTCAATCGGAAGTTTGGCTTCGAGCATTTCCATCCGACTCTCGGCGCCGGCGGCTTCTATCAGCTGTTCACCGAATGCCGCATGGGCGGCTTCAAGCTCAACATGCCGGCGGAAGGCAATTGCACCATCGAGCACATGGTGCGCGGCCGCTTCATGGAAACCGGCTCCACGGGCCCGTTCTTCACCGACCCGGATCCGGAAACCGACACCGGCATCTTCAACGCCATCAACGGCCTGCTGCGCGTCCATGGCTCGGCCGCGGCCGTCGTTACGGGCGTGACGCTGAACATGGACCGGAAGCTGACCGGAAGCCCTGCATCCGGTCAGAACTTCTTCCCCGAGATCCACGTCCAGAAGGCCGAAGTCAGCGGCCAGATCACGATGCAGCTCACGGGCGGCACGACGTTCGATGACTTCAAGAACGAAACCGAGATCGACCTGATCAGCCAGCTGCTGACCGGCAGCGCGGCGAACGCGGATTCCAACGTGATCTATTGCCCGCGCATCAAGCTCGGCAGCGCTTCCGCCCCGCTCCAGGGCGAGGCCGCGCAGATCCTCACCGCCGATTTCACCGCCCTCAAATACGTCGGCAACGGCGCCGGCATCCCGCAGACCACGATCCAGATCTGCGACACGACGCTGGTCTGAGGCAAAGCGTTCCCCGACTGCCAGGGGATCACAGGCGCGGCCGGATGTCCCTCTGGCCGGGCTATGCGCATAGGCGGGCCACGGTGGCAGTCGTGGCCCGTCACCCCTTCTGTCAGAGGAAGATCGATATGTCAGAATTCGCAGGCCTCGAGCTCGAGGTCGAGAAGCCGTTCAGAATGGTCCTTGTTCACCCAGTCACGCGCCAGCCATTGCGCGATGAGACCGGGGCCGAGGCCTACATCGACCACTATTCGTCGGATTCCGATGTTGCCCGGAAACACCAGCGCTCGGTGCAGCGGCGTCGGCTCGCCATGCGCGGCCGCGCGAAGATCACCCCGGAAGAGCTGGAAGCCGAGTCGATCGAGCTTCTCGCAGCGTTGACGACTGGCTGGAATCTCGTCGATCTGAAGGGCAAAAAGCTCAACGTCGAGTTCTCGCAGGAGACGGCGCGCCGGCTGTATGCCAACCCGGGCATCGGCTGGCTTCGTGATCAGCTCGACGAGAGCACGGCTGACCGCGCAAATTTCGCGAAGGGCTCGTCGACCAGCTGATCGATTGGGCCGAATTCGACTTCAAGCGAACGCGCGTGATGTCCGATGGCGCAACCGTCGAGGATCACGCGAAATCGGTGTCGCGGCAGCTGGCGCTCTTCGGATCGGCGATCCCTCGGATGAAGGCTAAAGCTGCCGCGGTCGAGGAAGTCGGTCCCGAACCGCCCGACTGCCCAGATCCGCTCGCCTACCTCTGGGTCTGGTTCCTCAAGCACTCGCTCGGCCTATCCAGCGGCGGCGAGGGTTTTCCGCGGGTGACGTGGGAAGGGGTCGAGGCCTGGGCGCGGCAGATGCGGATTGATCTCGAACCGTGGGAGGCCGAGCTCATGGTTGAGCTCGGCAATCTTCGAACCGGGATCCACAACGAGTGGCGCGCCAAGCAACTCGAGGCGATGAGGACCGAATGACCACGCTGCTGCGCCGCGTCGTGACCGTCGACTGGCCGAACAAGATCCAGGCCGACGGCAAGGCTCTACTGCTCAAGACAGCCAGGGACGGCCATGCGTCGATCATGGCGAACGCGGCCGCGCAGGGGCTGGTGCCGTCGTGGACGGCGTACGCCAATACACCCGGCAACAGCGATCTCGACAGCGTCAGGCTGCCGGGACCGATCGTCTATAACTACCGGTACCTGTCCGACCTGGTTGCCTTCGCGATGGAGGAGTTGGAGCGGAATTCGCCGCGCGTGAGCGGGGAGTATGTGCGCAACCACACGCTCTACGTCAACGGCGCCGCGGTCAGCGCGCTGCCGAGCACGATCAGCGCCTCGGACAAGATTTATATCGCCAACCCGGTCCCGTACTCGCGAAAGCTCGAGGTCGGCAAGCGTGAGAATGGCGAGCCGTTCGTGGTCCAGGTCGAGCCGCGCATCTACGCGCGGACCTTTGAGGCCGTTAGTGCGCAGGCCAAGGGCCGGGCGAAGGTCAGCTATGGCTTCGTCGACCTCGGTGATGTCCGGTCTCCCGCAATCTTCTTCACGGCATTGATCTGATATGGCCGACACCGTCGAAACAGCCATCTATCGCCTGCAGGTCGAAGGGCAGGAGAAGATCGACCAGCTGAAGGCCTCGCTCGATGGTCTGACCGTCTCCGAAGAGAAGGCGACCAACGGGACGCGGACCACCTCGCAGGCGCTGCAGAACCGTCTCGCGCGGATGGACCCGCTGATCAAGGCGCAGCAGCAGTACACAAAAGAGCTGGAATCGGCGCAGCGCTACGCGCAGGCCGGTGTCGGGACGGACGCCCAGCGGAATGCGCAGATCGAGCTCGCGACCCAGCGCTACAACGCGCAGGTTTCGGCGATCAAGAAGGTCGAAGATGCGACCAAGTCCGGCACCGCGGCCACCGGCCTTGCCCGCTTCGAACTCGTCAACTTGTCCCGCCAGGCGCAGGATATTTTCGTCGGCCTCACGTCCGGTCAATCGTTTGGAACGGTTCTGGTTCAACAGGGCACCCAGGTTGCCGACGTCTTCGCCAACAGCACGGGGACCATCAAGGGCTTCTTCGGCCAGGTCGCCTCCGGCGCGGCCTCGCTGCTGACGCCGATGCGCCTGGCAACCGCCGGCGCGGTCGGCTTGGCCGCCGCGGGGCTGTACCTCGGTTACAACTGGTCGGAATCCCAGGCGCAGGTCAACCGTGCCGTGATCGGCATCGGCGCTGCGACCGGCTCGACCGCGTCGGACCTCAGCAACTTCGCCAAGGCGAACTCCTCGGCCACGGGACTGACGATCGCCGAGGCGCGGGATGTCGCGATCGAGTTCACCAAGACCGGCGATATCGCCGTCAAGAACCTGAAGGGCGTCGGGGACGCCGTTCACGGTTACGCGGTGCTGACCGGAAAGGACGCAACCGACGCAACCAAGGATCTCGCCAATGCGCTGAGCGGCGACCTCGTCAAGGGAGCCGAGGAGCTCAACAAGACCTATATGGCGTTCGACGCGCCGGCGCTGCAGTACATCCAGACGCTGCAGACGACCGGCGAGAAGGCCAGGGCGGTGCAGTTCATCGTCGATTCAATCGCTCCAGCCAATCAAAAGGCAGCCGACAGCGTCGGCTTCCTGACTAAGGCCTACCAGGCGCTCGCCGGTGCCATGTCGCTGATCAAGAACGGGCCGTCGACAACTGCGGCGGCGACGGCGGAGGTCTCTCCTCAGGAGAGACTTCAGCGAGCGAAAACGGTGCAGGAATCCGCTGGCACCTCGTTTTCTGATCAGCTCGCGGCTGGGTTAGGTTCGGGCATTCTGCCGAACCTCAAGAATATCGACGACGCTGTAAAGACCGCGCAGGAGGACGTCGACAACTTCGGCAGCATCGGCAAGGAAGCGTTTGTCAAGCTCTCGACCGAGGCCAAGGCGGCTACCGGTGCGATCTTCCCGCAGATCGAGCAGATCAGGCAGCTGGAGATCCAGCTCGACAAGCTGCAGGAAGCCAAGGCGAAGGGTGCGGCCGATCCCAACGTCGATGCTTCGATCACGGCGTACCAGAACCAGATCGCTGGTTTGAAGGAATCGGTCGCCACGGCCGATGCCTACAATGTGCGCGTTAAGCAGATCAGCGAGTCGTGGGGCAACGTCGATCAGCAGACCGCTCTGGCGCTGCAGGCTGCTCAAAATCAACTCCCTGTTCTTCAAGCCGTGGGCGGCGCGGCCAAGATCGCCGCGCAGGCGACCGCGGACTACAAGAACCTCATGGACCAGGGCAAGACGTCGACTGAGGCCGCGGCGCTTGCGGCGAGCAATCAGGCGGCGGCGCTGGCGCAGGTCAATTCGAATGCACAGCAGACGCTGGCATCCCTGCGGGATCAATATGCCGTTGCGTCGGCATACACCGTGCAGCAGCAGATCACGGCGCAGGGGCAGGCGACCTTCAACCAGCTGGTGCGCGAGGGCGTCGATGCGGTCACGGCCGAGTCGGTCGCGACGCAGCAGGTCGCGAACGCGCGCGCTCAGGTCTATGAGCAGATGGAAAAGGCCGTCCAGGCCTCGCGCGATCAGGTCGCGCTTGCGCAAACCGCCGGAACCGCGGACCAGATTGGCGTCAAGGCTGCGATCGCGCGCCGGCAGGCGCTCGATGCAGGCGCAGATTCGACGCAGGCTGCGATCATCGCCAACAATGCTGGCGCGGTGGCGGCTGCGCAGTGGGCCGACCAGGCACAGCGAATGGCGCAGGCTTATGAGGATGCCGAACGTGCGGCGTCGAAGGGCTCGTTCGATTTCAGCCCTGATCCGAAACTCACCGAGAAAACCGGTGCGACCGTCGAAACGATCCCGTACTGGATCAAGCAGAGGCTGCAGGACGCATCGGTCGCGCCGCCCGACGTTCTTGGTCGGATCAACTTGTCTCTCGGCAACGGCAAGGGAATCGATGCGACGCTGACATCGATCAAGGGATTGAAGGCCGGCACGACGACCAACAACCCGGGCGCCGCGATCGAGCCGTTCCTCGGCTTCGAGGCGGGCCAGTTGGGGTTGTCGAAATCGACCACAATCAGCGATCAGGACATCATCAGCCAGGTCCAGGCGCTCTATGAGTTGAAGAATTCGCAGACGACCGATGACGCGGTGAAGAAGGCCAATCTGCAGGAAGAGCTGGCGTGGCTGCAGAGCCGCCCGGAGACGCTGGCGCGCGATCAGGCTATTGCCCAGCTCATTCAAGCCATCAACAACAACACCGACGCGACCAGCGCCAACACGGTTTCGCTCAACCCGCTCTATAACGGCCGCGATGCGCTCAAGATTGGCTATTACAAGGCGGCTTCCGGTCTCGATCTGATCGCGCAGGGTCCGACCTCGGGCGATCAGGTGCCGTTCCACGCCATGATCAACGGCGGCGAGCGCGTGAAGATCATGACGGCGGCCGAACAAGCCGCGATGACGTCGAATAACGACAACCGGCGCAACACCACGATCAACATCTCTCTGCCGCCGGCAAAGAACAGCTCGGCGCGCCGGGTGCAGCGGCAATATGCGCAGGGCTTCGGCCAGGCGATGGCGGCGCTGGGGTAGGGCGATGGTCTATTCTCCGATCGAGATCGTCCTGAAGTATCTCGACTGCACCGAGCAGACCGTGATCACCGGCGGCGTTGCGACGCTCGAGGACGACTCGTCGAGCCTGATGGCGGACAGCCGGACGGTCTCGACCACCGAGCGGTCCGACCGGGTCAAGCGCAGCTGGCAGCTCAGCTGGAACTCGTCGGCGGATTTCATCATGGATCTCTATGAGGTGGTCCGGACCTCGAAGGGCTTTCTGTTCATTCCGCCGTTGTTGCAAGAGCGGCGGGTGATCGGCCAGAAGCTGCGCAACACCGTGACCGGGCTGCCCCTCGGTGACGGCGTCACGAAGACCTTTCAGCTGCAGCGCGCGGTCATCATTCCGCATGATATCGGCTCCGGCAGCACCTCGTCGGACCCGTTCGACATCAATTATCCGCTCGAGGGTACCGTCATCGGTTACTCCGCAGGCATCGAGGTGCCGCTTGACGATGTGGACCTCGAGACCGGCGTCGTCACTTACGCGACTGCCCCGGCCAATGGCGCTACGCCTACGGCCGACTTCGAACATGCATGGGCGGCGAAGTTCACCTCAATGAGCGTCGGCCGCAGCATGCTCGAGGTCGACAACACCGAGGTCCGCTCGGCGCAGATCGAAGAGATCTTCTGACCCTATGCGGACCCCTTCGTTCAACTTCGCCGGCGCCCGGCCGGCCTTTCTGCTCACCATCGCGCGGGTCGACGGCACGGTGATTCGCGTCACGGACTACAGCCGGCCGATCAGCTTTCCCGAGGAGGGACTGACCTGGCTGCCTTCGGCCGGCCTCGAGATCGGCGACATGACCGAGACCAATACCGGGGACTTCCCGACCGGATCGTTTAAGGTCGCGACGCGTGAAGGCGGCACCTTCGATCGCTGGGACATCTCGAACCGGAAGTTCGAGCGCGCCGAGGCGCTGATCGAAAGCACCAACGCCAAGAACCCGACCACCCGGGATTATGAGTTCTCCGGTCTCCTGAAGGGCGAAGTGAATGACGTCGATCTCGACGGCAACGCCCAGTTCGAGATCCTCAACAAGTTCGCCCTGCAGCGCGACGTCTTCGTCCGCCAGTACAGCGTGGAAGATGACGTCGACTTCGGCGATCCCCGCCGCAACAAGATTCCCACCTTCCCGACGATCGACGTCACCAGCGATGATCTTTCGGATGTGACGCGGTCCGCGACGGTCGCGGTCGGCGATCGGCGCCGGTTCCGTTATGGCTCGGCCGGCAACCCGAGCGACTATCACAACGTCTATTGGGAAGTGACCGCGGTCACCACCGGCGTGACAGGAGGGTCCGCGCCGTCCTCGCCCAGCGACACGCCGGACGATACGGTCACCGATGGTGGCGTGACCTTCACCGTGCGCAATGCCTACGTGCGGGCGTTCCAGGTCGCGTCGATTATCGATTCCAGGCACATCACGATTTCGGTGACCGAGCCGCGCGCGACCGATCCAGCCTGGTTTGCGCCGGGTCTGTTGGTGATGCGGTCCGGCTACTGCAGCAACCGTGTCTCAGATGTCGATGCATGGGACGGCACCAGCCAGATCGAGATGGTCGTACCTTTCGCGGATCTCCTGACCGTCGGCGATTGGGGCGAGATCGCACCGGACTACGACCAGACTCTCGACATGGCCGTCGACAAATATGGCGCCGCGATCGGGCTGCTCGCCGACGGCGGCGCCAACAATTACCGCGGCTTCCCGCATTTGACCGGCGCTCGGACAGCGACGTCGACCTATGTGCCGGGTACGACGGTCGACACGCCGACGGATGACGGTGATGGCGGCGGTGATCCCAGCGGATACTCGACGACCGCGGTCGAATTCGAAGCGGGATCGGACTGATGGCGCTTCTTGATCCATGGGGCGCGATGGGCGGCTTCGCGCCAGCGGTCACTTTGCCGGCCGTGACGACGCTGAGCGATGCTGCCAAGACGGTCGCGACGGGCACCCAGACCGACAGCCAGTTTGCTGCCCAGCTGATCGGCAAGGATATCCCGTACTTCGTCGGCGGTCAGGCGCTGATGGGCTGCCGGATCATCGAGGGGCCGATCATCTACACGATCGACGGCGTCGGCTTTGTCGACATCTTGGTGAGCCCCGCGCTTGCCGCGTCGCCATCAGCCGCGCGCACCTTCCTCTATGCAAACCTCAACGGCACCAAGTCGTGGACGGCCGCCGATGGCTTCCTGGGTACTGCATTCGCGGACATGGAGATCAATTTTCTCTACGGCAGAGAGGATCAGCTGCCGCTCGCGAGCAGCATCGCAAGATACGGCGATCGCGCCGTCCCGTACCGCTCGCACATCTGCATCGAGCTGAAGAAGATCCCGCTCAGCGTCTTTGCCAATGAGATTCCGTTCGTTTCGATTTATGTCTATGAACAGGCCTACCTGACCCGGAATGATGGCCTTGCCAAGCTTGCGCAGTGTGCCCGTTTCAATCCATCCGAGTACGAGTTCGCGGTCTCTGGCCATGACCCGTTCTGGATCGTCGCCCAGCAGTCGACCTATATCGACTATGTCAAGGCGCTGCAGAAGACCATCGGCCGCAACTGGAACATTGTGCCGTCCGACAAGCTGCGCATTTTCGAGAGCGTCTCGAAGACGACGCCGATCCGTCTGACCAGGGACGACTTCGTCGCGGACACGATCAAATTTCCGCAGATCTCGCCACTGGCGCTGCCGGCGGTCCGCACACTGGGTTTCATCAGCACCGACCGCGACAATGATTTCAACACGGTCAAGGCCGTCCGCGATCGCTTCCCGGTGGCGCTGACAGCCTCCGAAAGCACTGAGACCTACGAGCTCGCTGTTGGGATGGCGGACGTCGATGCCGAGGCCGCCGTTGCAAAGTCGCTCTTGATCGATGACATCGGCCGCGACCGATTTGTCGGCAAGGTCATGCCATGGATGAGGGGGCTGCAGGCTGGCGACATCATTTTCCCCGATGTCGACGGGAATACCAATTTCTCAGCTGGTCGCATCATGACCGTGGCGCGCAACGCCGCGGACTGGACCGCGGACATTACCGCAGAGCGCGTCGAGCTCTCGCTGCTGGCCAGCGGACCGGACATCACCTCGAATGGCGGGGCGCCTAGCGCATCGATCACAATCGACGAGAACACGACGGCCGTGACGACCGTCACGGCGACAGGCGCCGATGCCACAGGCGCATTCTCGATCGCCGATGGCGCGGACGCCGCATTTTTCACGATCAACGCCACGACCGGCGTACTGGCATTCGCCTCGGCTCCGGATTTCGAGACCCCGCTCGATGCCGACGGCAACAATGTCTATCAGGTGATCGTCAAGGTGACCGGCGACGGGCTCTACGACACGCAGGTGATCAACGTGACAGTGGCCGACGTCGATGAAGGCGGGGGCCTTTCCGGCACTCCGATGGGGCTCTTGCTAGCCCTGACCCAAAACTAACCAGGACCTCGAACCATGGCTGACGATATCAGCGTAACTCCCGGATCGGGAGCGACGATTGCTGCGGACGATGTTGGCGGCAAGCTCCACCAGCGGGTGAAGCTGACGTGGGGGCCCGACGGTACGGGCAATGATACCGACGCCGCCAGCGGCAAGGCTCTTCCCGTCCAATTCTGTGACAGTGGCGGCGCAGAAATTCTGACGGCAGCTCAGGTGATCTCGCTGCTCGGCAAGCTCGACACGCTGCACACTGACCTTGCAACCACGCTCGGCGGATATCTCGATGGCGTCGAGGGCAAGCTCGATACCCTGCATAGCGACCTTGCGACTACGCTGGCCGGCTACGTCGACGGGCTGGAGACGCTGGCCGGCATCACCAACAGCAACGGGACGTCGACCAACACCAAGCTCGACACGTTGCACAGCGATCTCGGTGCGACGCTGACGGTCTCGCAGGACACGGCAGCCGTGCGGAGCGGCAGCGCGTCGCTGACGCCGAAGTTCGCCAAGATCAGCGTGAGCTCGTCCGGTGCGAACACGATCGTCGCCGGCGTCGCAGCCAAGAAAATCCGCGTGCTGGCATGGGATCTGATGCCGAACGCTGCGGTCAATGCGAAGTGGCAGTCGCACGCCACGCCGACCGATCTGACCGGCCTCTACTACATGGCCAACCAGGGCAACGGCATCGCGCGGCCGTTCAATCCGGTCGGATATTTCGAGACGGTCGCCGGCGAAGCGCTTGATCTCAATCTGTCGAGCGCCGTCGCCGTCGGCGGCTCGCTCGTCTATGTCGAGGTCTGATCTGATGGCCGGACAGCACGCGACATGGCGAGATCGTGCGCGGACGAAATGGGCAACGCGTCCCAAATGCCGCTGCGCCGAACGGGCGACGGCCTTGAAGCGAGCCAGTGAAGCAAGGTTGGCCGGCAATGAGGTTGCCTATGCGCGCGAGATGGAATTCGTGAAAACCAGCCTGCAGGAAGACGCAGCCGCCCTGAAGCAATGGGCGCTGAGGGGTTCTTGACCATGGGCTATTTGAGCCTCGATGCCGACCTTGACCTGAGGAAGGTGGTGATCTCGGTGTGGTATCGCATCCCGTCGAGCGTTCGCGCTGCGCTGGCGGAGAATACCGAGGCGACGTGCCTTGCGAATGGTGTCAAGACAGACAATTACGTCACGTCTCGCACGGTGCCGTTGGTCACCATGGGATCATCGCTTTCGTCATCCACCTATGAGCTCCAGACGTCGAACACGGGCGTCAATCCGTCCACCGATGGCACCTGTCCGGATTGTGTGGATATCGAATATACGCACTACAGTGACTCCTCCAGCGGCTCGGTGCCAACCGGACCAACCTTCTTGGGAGTGCACATCAATAATGCTGCCGAGGAGGGGCTGAACGACGGGCGGGTGGTCGTCAGCATTCAGCCCGATGATCAGCTGTCGGCGACGAATCTGCAGGTGGGATCGTTCGATCCCGTCTGCAAATCGTGTTTCCCTCCGCCGGGCTCTACCGCGGGTTATGAATTCAGCCTGGTCGATCAATCCTTCGCGGTCAGCTATTTCGATCAGTTCGGGGGCATATCGACGGTCGGATCGACGTTCGACGGCTGGCATAATTTCGTGGTTTCATGGGACGTAACTGCTGGCACCGAGGGCAGAGGCGGCACCGGAGGCGGCGACTGCGGACCATTCGTGACGACATCGAGCAAGATGTGGTTTGCCCTCGATGGGATCAATCACGATGGAAGCGCTCTCCCTGCGGTAGCGTCCAAGGATGCGGACGGGAATTGCGGGACCAGCATCTGGGGGGCGAACGACATCACGAGCTCGCTCGTGGCCTACTGGGCGGGCGTGCATGACCAGGGCTTGGGCGTGCCGTCCTTCGCGCTGGCGACGAGTTCTGTTCCGTCAAGCCCGATCATCATCCCGGGTGTGCTCTCCAGTGATCAATGCGACGGATCAAGCGTCAATCCATCCAATCAAAAGGTCGAGATGGCCGACCTTCAGATTTTCTGCGGTGTGACGCTCGACACGAGCATTGAGTCCAATCGCCGGCTGTTCATCTCGAGTGCAGGCAAGCCGGTCGATCCGGCTATCGCGCAGCTTGCGCTCGGCAAGGTGCCGGAAGTCCTGCTGCGCGGTGACGACTTCATCACTGGTCACAACAGGGGGACGGCGGGCAATTTCACGGTGGTGGGGACGGTCAGCGTGTTTCCCGGCTCGCCTGGACTTTAATCCGAGATAAGCCATGCAGATTCGCACTCCATCCGGCTACAAAAACGCGGCACTGATCACCGTCGGCGCCGAGGTCTGCGCATTCGACGCCGTGAGCGGCGCTGCGATCGTCAACACCGTCGAGAACGTGCAGGAGGTCGATGCCGCGACGTTCCGCAACTGGCACAACCCGGTCTTCCTGATCAATGACGAGGAGCATTTCGCGCTGCACAGCCTTCTGGTGCTGCGCTATCCGAAAAACGCACCGGACTCCGTCATGGTGCGCGATCTCGTCGTCGGCGATCAGGTCTATAAGCTCGATGGCGGCGACTATGTGTTCGACTTCGTCATTTCGACGATTGCGCAGGTCGAGCCGTATCCCGACTTCACCTGGTACCTGATCAACGGGACCTACTGGCTGTTCCGCGAGCAGAGCGTCTGGCGTAACGGCACCAATGTGTGCCATGCGCGGGACCTCGTCGTCGGCGATGAGATCTACGACGACGCCGACCAGCCTGTTGCGATCACCTCGATCGAGCCGAGCGTTGATGATTCGCGCGTCTGGTATCGCTTCGACATCGATGGCGACCACTCCTACATCGTCGATGGCCTGACCGTTCACAACGCCTCCCGGTTCTGGGTCGGCGGCACCGGGACCTGGGACAGCTCGACCACCACGCATTGGGCTGCGAGCTCCGGCACCACGGGCGGTCAGTCCGTCCCTGGCTCCTCCGACACCGTGACGCTGGATGGCTCGAGCGGGGGCGGCACTGTCACTTTGAACTTCGGCGGCACGATCACCATCCAGTCGCTGACGATGGGTGCCTTTACCGGCACCTTCGATAACAGCGTCAACAACAACCCGATCACGATGTCGCTGGTCGGCGGCACGGCGTTCAATCTGTCGGGATCGGCGACGCGCACGATCACGCTTGGGTCTGCGACCTATACGATGTCCGGCAGCACGACATTCAGTGCCTCGAACATCGCCAATATGACTTTTAGCGGCGCGTCGTCGACGATCGTGATGTCGGGCTCGGGAAAGACCTTCAACGGCGCCACGCTGACATTCGGAACGGTGACTTTCGGGGCCGCGACAGGTACGGCGACCACCAACATCATCGGCACCAGCACGTTCGGCACGATGAATATCGCCGGGCCGAACTATGTCACCGTTCCGAACTCCGGTGGCCCGATCATCACCACGCTGAACTGCACCGGGACGTCGTCAAATCAGGTGTTCCTGTCCGGCATCAGCAGCGGAGCCGGGGCGATTTCCGTCGGCGGATCGATCGGGACGTGGTGCGCGATCTGGGGCATCACGTTCACGGGCTCGCCGAGCGCATCGAACAGCTTCGGCGTCGGCAATAGCGGCATCACGATCACGCCGCCATCCGGCGCCTCTGCCATCTACGGCATGGTTGGTTAGCGATATTCCTTGGTGACGCTCTGGGAGTTGCCGTCCTTGTCGGTCTTGGTGTCCGTATAGATGACGGCGGAGGGATCGTTAGAAGAAAGATCCGGATTGACGCGTCCGCAGTTGGACCCCGTGCAGAGATAGGCGTCGTATTCCATGCCGGGCTTTCCGATTCCTTTAATCGGAAGCTTCTGGCCGTAGATCTTCACGAGGTGGCCAGCGACATCGATGTTGAAGCGGTGAACCTCTTTGCCGTTTGGCGCATAGGCGATCGCAAGCGTCTGGCCCGAGCCCGTACCTTCGATGACAAAGGTCCGATCCGTCATCGGCCTGACCTTGGCGATCGAATCGCCAGCCGCGACCCTGATCTCGACGACCGGCTGATCGAATGAAACGACCTTGGTCTGTCCTGGTGAGAGTTCGACGCTTTCATCCGCGGTGACTTCGACGGGCGGCTGGGCAAAAGCAGTGCCGGACAGCAACAAAGCGGCGGCGAGTAAGGCAAAGCGTTTCATCAAATTGCTCCCCTGAAATATCGGGGAGCCTATCCCGCCACAACCCGACCGTGCAAGGGAGGCCCGTAGTCTCCCGGAATATGTAGTTAACCCGTTCAGCAACCTTAAGGATTTGCCCGATGACGTCAGGCACCGTGTCTGCGAGCGCTCTCGATTTGCACGGCATTTCCCGCGCGGCCTTCGATTTGATCGTCGACGAGGAGGTGTCGGGGCGGGAGACCTACGACAAGAAATACGTGCATCCGGAGAAGCCCGGCGGCCAGTCGGGGGTGACGGTCGGGATCGGTTACGACTGCGGCTACTACTCGGCGGCGCAGATCCGGCGCGACTGGGGCGGGCATTTGTCGCAGGCGATGGTCGATGCGTTGGCGAGCTGCGCCGGCATCCGGGGCGATGCTGCGTTCGCGGCCTGCGACCGGGTGCACAGCATCGTCGCCGTGCCATGGGATGCCGCGATCGCGGTCTTCTCCAACGTCTCGATCCCGAAGTACCTCGCGTCGACCCGCAATGGTCTGCCGAACTTCGATGCGCTGCCGCCGGATTGCAAGGGCGCGCTGCTGTCGCTGGTCTACAACCGCGGCGCGTCGTTCACGACGGCCGGCGATCGCTACAGCGAGATGCGTGCCATTCGTGCGGCGATGGCGGCTTCGAACTTCGCGTCGATCCCCGCGCTGTTCCGGCGCATGAAACGGCTCTGGACCACCAAGAGCGTGCGCGGTGTCGCCCTGCGCCGCGAGCACGAGGCGCGGCTGTTCGAGCAGGGGTTGGCGACGCTGCATCAGGGCATTCTCGCGGAGCCGGCGGCTGACGATGCTGAAGACGGGCAGGGCGATCCCGCGGCGCCGTTTCCGGCCGATGGTGCTTCGGATGCGCCGGACACAGCTCGCGCGGCGATCGACCCGGAGACCGTCGGCGACCCGGAGCTGTTCGCTGTGCAGAAGCGGCTGAAGGGTCGGCACTACAGCCCCGGCGTGCTCGACGGCAAGTGGGGCAGCGGAATCTCCGGCGCGCTCTCTGGCTTCGCTAATGATCGTCATCTTGCGATCGGGCAGCCGACGTCGATCGCCGATTTCCGCGCGGTGCAGGAGACCGTCAAGGCGGACCTCACCTGGTGCGAGGAGAACGACTGGTACCGCCCGGTCACGGCCGATCGGAAGAATGCCGATCCCGGCACCGTCGCGACAGTTGCGCCGGAAGTGGTTGGCGCGAAGCGGTCGTATTTCGCGACGCTGTGGGCGTCGATCCTGACGTTCTTTGCCGGCATCGCCAACTGGATCTCGGACAAGGCCTCAGGCGCCTGGGACTTCTTCGTCGGTCACAAGGACGACCTCGGCGATCCATCATCACTGATGAGTTATGCGCGCGAGGTGCCGACGATCGTCTGGTTCGTGATCGCCGGCGGGGTCCTGCTCTGGATCGCTCTCGAGGCGCGCGACAGCGTCAAAAAGATCACCTCATCGGTTCAGACGGGAGCGCGGCAATGATCATCGGCTACGCGAAGGCGGCGATCGCCTTTCTCGAAACAGCAGGCACCAGCCTGAAGTGGCTGATCGTCGCCGGCATCGCGATCGCTCTCGTGACGATCTATGGCATCTGGCACCACCAGATCTACCAGAGTGGCGTCAACGACACGATTGCCGGCATCGCGCGCGAAGACAAAGGCTGGGTTGATCGCGCATGGGAAGCCCGTTCGAAATTGCAGGCCTGCAAGGCTCTCGGCCGCGGTTGGGATCAGACCACGGGGAGGTGCCAATGATCTCGCGGATCATCGCGCTGATCGGTCTCACGCTCTGGCTCGGCGGATGTGCGACGGATGGTGTCGGGTTTAAGAGCTCTGTTGCCGGCAGCTGCGCCGTCTTCGAACGGCCGCCCTATGCCGTTGTCGGCAAGACGCAGTACGACCAGGATGTCGCCGACAAGTTCGTCGAGAGCGGCGTCGCGGGCTGCAACTGGCCTCGGCCAGCGCCGCGGCCGCCTGAGCTCGATCGAGCGGGGGCGGCGAAGCCGGTTACAGCGAAGCCGGCTGCGCGAAGCAGGGGCATCGTCGCGCGCCTGAAGCATAAGGTCGCGAAGATCGTGCGGAGGCCTGCTCCAGCTCCAGCCCCGGCGCCGGCGACGTTTCCCAACCAGCCAGTCGCGCCGGTGACGGCGGCGCCAGCGCCACCGGAGCCTGCGACTGTGCCGCCTCCGCCGCCCGAGCGCCCGCGGATACTGCAGCTGCTGCGGCCGAACGGGTGACGCCGTGACCTTCGGCAAGCTGATCCGCCATTTCGAAAACCGTCTCGCCGAGGTCGCGACATCGGCGATGATGCTGATGCTCGCCGTGCATATCGCGATCTGGCCGGATTCGATCCGAGCTTCTGCCTTCCGGCAGATCCTCGACGTGCTGCCGGAAGCGTGGCTCGGCTGGGGCTTTGCGATCGCCGGATGTTTGCGGATCGCGGCGCTGATCGCCAACGGCGCGTGGCAGTTTTACGGCCCGATCATGCGGGCGATCGGCGCGCTGTCCGGCGCACTGATCTGGTTTCAGATGTGCATCGCGCTTTACCATTTGGTCCCGAGCGTTGGCTCGCCCCCATCACCAGGCATTCCGGTTTATTTCACGCTGTCGGTCGTCGAGCTGGTTTCGATGTACCGGGCGTTGGTGGGGGTGACGTGGCATGGAACGACTGCTTGAGCGCGTCTACGACGGGTTGACGTCATCACCGCTCAACACGGTCGGCGCCCTGATCATCTTCCTGATCGCGTTGCCGCTGATCCGTGCCGGGTTTCGTGATCGGCCAGCGGCGCCGCCGGCACAGCAGCCGCCGGTTCCGATCCAGATCGAAAGCCCCTGGCTGACGCAGCAGCTGATCGAGATCCACTACGAGGTCGAGAAGATCGAGGAGCGGTTAGGGGTGCTGTCCAACCAGGTCAAGGGAATTGCGACGCTGCTGCGGCGTCGCGAGCGGCGCGAGCCGAAGAAGTAGTCGCGTTCTTTTCTTCATTCAATCGAAAGGCATCACCATGTTCCGTTCCGTCATTCTGGCGGCGATCGCGTTCGCCTGTCTGATCGTCACCGCCGAGGCCCGGCCGCGCCAGATCGTCTCCGTCGCGCATCCCGACTGCAACGTCGTCTTCCCCTGCGAGGGCGTCGTCGCGTCGCCACGCGGGGAGGCGATCGCAAAGAAACTCGGCTTCGGCGCCGCCCAGAAGGTGTACCGGCACAGGGTCTCCGCCCAGATTGTCCAGCACCCCGACGGCTGCCCGCGGCGGGCATTCTGCGGCTGTGGTGCAGCGGTGCGGGTGTTCGGGGCGCCGATCCGTTCGCTGTGGCTGGCAGCGGCCTGGTTCAAGTTTCCACGCGCGGCGCCGGCGCCGGGCATGGTCGCGGTGCGCCGGCATCATGTCTTCGTACTCGAGCAGCACCTCGGCGGTTCGACCTGGCTGGCGTTCGACGCCAACTCCGGCGGTCATGCCACGCGGATCCATGCCCGCTCGATCGCGGGCTTTGCGATCGTCAACCCGAAGAGCTGATTATGAGGACGCTGATCTTCACGCTGCTGGTGCTCGCGATCTTCGTGAGCGCTGGGGTTGGCGCCGCAGCCTTGCTGAAGGCGCGCTGGGGCGTGGTTGCCCGGTGCGCCGGGGCGTTTCTGCTGGGCGCTGTCGGCGTCGTCGCCGTGCTGATCGTTGTGATCGTCGGGGACGCACCGTGATCCCGCGCCGCGGCTTGTTGGTGCCGCTACTGGCGGGGTTCGTCCTCGCCGGTCTTGCGGGCTGCGGCCGCGGCCCGACTGAAGCCGATCTCGCCGGCTGCACCGTTCGCCATGACGGCCCGCCGATCTCGCTGCGCGAGGTCGCTGACTGCGAGCGCGACCGCGCCGAGCTCGGCCAGCGCTGAAACCATCATGATGTTGGGGTTGATGATGCGCCGCCTGATCTGCTGGCTCGTGGGGCACATGCCTGTCGTCGAACGATGGCAACGCTTGCCCCGTTATTGGCGACCTCTGGTGTCTGGCGCGAGGTGGACAAGGTCCCATACCTGTCGGCGGTGCGGCGCCGTTCTGAAAACCGAGCGCGTGCATCGTGCACGGCGCCCTCTGGAGACGACGTGATGGCGCCGATCAAAGTCTTCTTCCTCGAGCCGACCGATCGCGAGCGGCGCTGGCTGCGGCGGTTTTCGTTCTCGGACAAGCGACAATGTCCGAAGCAGAGCTATGGCTGCCACGCGATGTTCGAGATCGGCGAGGCGGATATCCTCTACACGCCGGACGGCTACATCGACGCGACCGGCCGGCTGATGCCGCCGAAGACCGATCCGCGCTGGCCGAAGGCTTGCGCGCAATGCGGCCGGGCGTTCGACGACGCCGACGAGTGGCAGCTGTTCTCGCGGCAGATCTACGTGCGCGCCAGCGATGGCTTCCGCTGCACGCTGGAAGATGCGCCGCCCGGCGCCTGCTGGAACGCCTGGTGGATCGCCGATCGGCGCAGTGAAGAGCAGGTCGGTTGCGCCTGGATGACGGGACCCGACGGCCGCTCGCTCGTCGTGAAGTGTCCGGACGGCCACCAATGGATGATCGATGCGCGCGCGTCGAACTGCACCATGCCGAACGACGATCATCACCATTGCTGGGTCAGGCATGGCCGGCCCGAAGACGGCACGCTGCACGTCGACAAGGCCGGCAAGACCTGCGCCGCCGGCGCCGGCTCAATCCAGACCGGCAAGTGGCACGGCTTCCTGCGCAACGGCTACCTGGTCGAGTGAGATCCGCGCCGGGCGGTTTCCCGGCAACCGAGCTGCGGAGAGCGATCTCCGCGGCTTTTTTTCGCAGCACGAAGGAGAACGAAGATGATGACAATCAAGCAGATACTCTCGACCGGTCACGAAATGGTCATTCAGGCTAACTCCGTGAGCTACCAGCCGATGGCAACCGCAGGCCCCAATCCTGCGCCGCAAGCGCTGTTCGTTGATTGCGAAGACGGCGAGCTGCGGACCTTTGCAAGCGGAACCTATTTCGTGATGAACGACTCCGGCAGCACCGTCGCGAGATACTATCTCGGCGAAGAGCCTGATCAGATTCCGTCGAATCCGTCCTTGCTCCGAACGATCGGCGGCCATCTGTCACCGACCGAAGATCAGATCAAGCACATGGTGAATCGCTTTCTCGGCTGGAAGCTGCCGGAGAATTTCAATCCGGACGGCGGCGTCAGCTTCAAGAAGACCTTCAACGAGCACACCGCGCACCCCGGGAAACATGAGCCGAGCGGGACCAATCTGCTCGACGCGGAGCAGGCGACCGCGATGGTGCGCCACATAATCGAAGGGATGCCGCCGGTAGTCTAGCGTTCGGTCGCGTACCGCGTACCTCCAAGGGCCCGCGTCGCCATGCCCGGCGGCGCGGGTTTTTAGTTGGAGACCTATGCGTGCGGCGCCACTCGCTCGACGTCACTGTTGCAATGATAGGTCCAGCTCGACGCCGTGCCGCGCGTCTGCCGCCAGCCATGCACCTGATCGACCAGCCGATCGAACGAACCGAGTGACGGTTCCTGCTCGTCGCCCGACAATTCATCGTCGACGTCGGGCTCGGCGCCGTCGTGATCGTGCTCACGATCGTCACGGGTGCCCTTGCACCAGGCGACCTGCGCGCCGTCGCGATCGCGGTAGGGTGCATCGCTCCACGATTCACCCGGGATGCATTCGGGGTGCCGCTCGAGCGCCGCGAGCGACGGCTCGAGGTCGCCGCCGTCCTCGAGATCCGCGTCGCCGTCGATCCGGTCGAGCAAGAGAAGAAGATAGTCGATCGTAGTCTCCACGCGCTTGCGGAGTCGCCGGTAGTGCAATTGCAAGCCACTGCCCATTTCCATACGCAATTCCCCGTCACAATAAGCCCAGTGCTCCCGGGTCTTCAAAACTCGCGCCCGGGTGGTGTCATCAAAACATGCATGTTGAGCGATGTGCGGACGAGAGTGTCCAAAATGGACACCACTTTAGTCGGATGCGAAACGTGCCAAAGCGTATGGAATGTACGGACTATCGTTTCAGCCGATCGGCGGCGATGCGAACGGTGCGCGCCATCGCGCGGGTGTCACTGCGCGCGAGCTGCTCCATGCGCTTGGCCGAGGTGCGCCAGCCGCGGCCGGTTCGCTCCAGCACCCCGAGGCGATTCAAGACGCGCAGCCGTCTGACCACGGTTGGCCGCGGCTGGCCTACAAAACCAGCGAGCTTCTTGGCGGTTATCGGCCGCCCCTCGACGGTGCTGACATAGACGGCGGCGCCGATCATCAAGAGTGCCGTGCGCGAGCCAAACTGGGCCTGTTTGTCGGGCGCCACGGTTTCATGGATCTGACGCGTAAGTTCGATCCAAAGGCGAGCGAGGTGGTAGAGTTTGGGCGGTTGCGGCATTTCTCTCGGCGGCAGCCCCGGCTGGTGCCGGGACGGGTGAAAATCAGCAGCTGAGCTAGCTGACCTCCATTATTCCCGCCACGCAGGTCATGACTCTGCGCTGCTACAAGCGGTTATTCATGGAGCCGCCCGGCCTATGCCGGCAATTGAGCTCAGCTGCCTTACTCGCGCGGACAGTTTTCACGCTGCACCGCTCGAGCCGAGAGAGAGTATCACGTCACCGTCAGTCGTTTGAGAGACCAGAGGTTGAGGAACAGGTTCCTAGAGCATCCGTGCCGCACCGCGCAATAGAAAATCGCCTCACGGCTCGTCGGGACTGAAATCCGGCGGCATCTCCGGCAGCTCGCCAGCCTTGGGCACGTTGCAGTGCGGGCAGGGCGCGCCGGCACCGCCGCAGGTGCAGGCATGCGGGCCGGTCCACGGCTGATCCGGATGGTTCTCACAGACCCACCTGGTGTCGTCGCAGGCCATGCAGCTGACGGTCACGATAGCGCGTCCTTCACCCGAAACATCGCCGGGTGCTTGCGGTTCTTGACCTTGATCCAGTCGCAGGTCTTCGGCCGGTAGCGGCGCTCGCGATGCTTGGAGACCAGGCCCTCGAGGCCCATGTCGCAGGCCGCGCGGAACAGGTCCGGCCCGATCTCCCCGAACTCATAGGGTGCGACGAAGATGCCCTCCGGCCGGCGCCTCAGCAACCTGGCCAGTCGGCCCTTGCGTTCGAACAGCGGCAGCTCGCGCAGGTCGTCGCCGTCGAGCGCGACCAGGTCGAAGGCGTAGAGCTGGGCGTCCTCGTTGTGCCGGTTGGAGTGCAGGGCGTCGAAATCCGAGATCCCGCGGACGTCGAGCACGCAGATCTCGCCGTCGATCGCAAAGCGGGTCACGGGCAGCTTCAGGGTGCTCTCCACGATCCACGGGAAGCGCCATGTCCAGTCGAGCCCCGACCTCGAGCTGACGCGCACGGTTTTGCCGTCGCGCTCCACGCGACCGCGGTAGCCGTCATATTTGACCTCGTGAAGCCAGTCCGGCCCGGTCGGCACGGCCTTGGCGGCAACCGGCACGCAGGGCTGAAACAGGGATTTTGGCATGCCCGGCAGATAGGTACTCTGGGCGGGTTTTGCGAATCCAGTCCTAGACCAGCCGGAGGCTGAGTTGCCGCCGATCGCCGAGGTGCCGATCGATGAACCCCTGCAGGGCCGCCGGCACTTCAGTCTGCTGCAGGTCGCAGCGGCGCAGGATCTCGCGGGCGACGTCCTCGGAGACGTCCTCGGACCAGCGCTCCGCGGTGTTGAAGCCGATCACGCGGATCGGGTCGGAATATTCGCCGGACATCAGATCCTGAATGACCGTCTCGAGGTCGGTCGCCTCGAGGTCCGCCTCGCGCCATGCCCGGCCGATCTTCCCGAAGTCGTCCGCGACCAGGTAGACGGTCTGATCCGTCGAGGGAACGATCGAGGGTGTCCAATTGGACCGACGCATGACGCAACTCCACGCAACGCAACTGAGCCCCGGGGCACATTTAGTCGCGCCAGAGCCTTGAGTCCAATCAGTCCTGCCAGTGCTTCGGCCGGTTCCAGGGCCGATTTCGGCTGTTCCGTTCGTACTCTCGGGCGCGCTCTATGTCGGCCTCGGTGAGTTTGGGTCTGATCGCGCTCCAGACGAGTTTCACCATTTGCTGACACTCTTCGACGCTGGCGCAATGGCCGCGGTGAGTTGGGTGCTGCGGCGTGCCGGGGAGGTTCACTCCCCATGCCACGGACGGTCGGCCGGCCGGCAAGCCGGGCTGCCGGTGTATTCGGCCGATGTGGATGCCGTCCCAGATCACCACGTAATCGTCGGGCGCGGTCTCGCCGCCGATCACGGTTCGGCGAAGGAAGAGCTGCTCGGTCATCGGAGGATAGTAGGCCCGGACCGGGGTGTGAACAAATTACCGGTTCGCGCGCGTATAGCCCTCATCGGCCAGCCACTTTCGGAAATCCGCCTCAGCCTGCTTGAACTTCCGCATGCCCGATTTGCAAAGCCGCAGCTTCAATAGCCGCCGCATATCCCGCGTGATGCTGAACCACTCGCCATGAACGCGCAGGCTCCCGAGGCAGTCGTGAAGCTTCCGCTCTAGTTCCGTGCCGCCGGGAACGGCCAGGATCACGGTGACCGGGTGAGGGGATTGGGTGTTAAGGCCGCGGTGCCGGGACTTCACCTCACGCGAGGTTCCGATCTTGATCCGGCCGGCGCTGTACGCGAGATACACATAGGCGCCGAAACCTCGCGGAACGGTGCGGTCAATCTCGGTCGGCGAGCGCATATTTGCGACGATGCTTCGGGCCTCGTTAGCGCGAGATTCCCATGGCGAGACGGTATCGTGGTCGGCCAT